GAGGATGATGATGACGACGAAGATATGCCTAAACGTAAATCCAAATCAAAGCCTGTCACAAAAGGTAAAAGAAAACGTTAATTAAATTGATATGCCAATATTAGGAATCAATAGTAAACGAAAAGGGTATAGATTTGTGGGGGTAACCGTTCCCCCACAAATTCATAATTACCTAACACTCTATACAACGGCACAGGGGATTTCAAAATCTAGCCTATATCAACATCTTATTGAAAATTGGCATATGGAAATGTCCGTACAGGTATCAGAGAAAGAGTGCATACAACGACTTATCCTTCGTATTAATCATGAATGGAGGAGCAAAAAGAAAACCCATTCAAGAGCCAGTTTCAACGAATTCAAAACAAGATTAGAAAAGGAACTACTCAAAAAAGGGTTACAGCCAAATCAAATTGCAACAATATTAACTAAAATAAAAGGTTAATGAAAAGAACTATAAAAACACAATCACTTAGCCAACAAGTTAAACATAAAGTGGCAGGTGGAGGTATGGAAAAATATAAGGAGTATGAAGGACATTTCACAGGAAATAATATTAGTACCGGAAGCACACTACTTGACCTTGCTATATCTGGAGGACGAGTTCGTGGAGGAGGTTTACCAGCTGGTATATTGGTAGAGATATTTGGTCCAAATGGCAGTGGTAAAACTGTTTTGTTAAGTGAGATCGGTGGAGATATCATTCGTAAAGGAGGGAAGGTTAAATTCAATGATCCTGAGGCACGTTTGAATCCTACATTTGCCAAAATATTTGGATTAGAATTAGAAGAAGGAAATTATTCCAGACCTGATACAATACCAGAAGTCTTCCAAGCAGCCAGGATCTGGGAACCAAAAGGAAAGCCTGGAGTAATACATGGTATAATGGCAGACTCCCTTGCCGCACTATCCACTGATCAGGAAATGAGCAAAAAGGAAGGAGATAAAATGGGCATGCGACGCCCAAAGGAATTCTCCGAGGAATTAAGAAAGACTTGCCGATTGTTACCCAAAAAGAATTTACTCATGGTTTGTAGTAATCAAGTGCGAGCGAATATTGGAGCAGGGGAATGGGCACCAAAGTATGATACTCCTGGTGGTCTCGCAGTAGGATTTTATTCCAGCTTGCGATTACAAACAACCATTACCAAGAAGATTAAAAAGGAAAAAAAGTTTCACGGAAAAGAAGTGAGCAGAATAATAGGAGTGGAAGTTGATGTTCATGTATTTAAAAACTCAATTTGGAAACCCTTCCGATCTGCTCCACTAACAATCATATTTGACTATGGTATTGATGACATTCGGCAAAATATTCAATTCCTTAAAAAGTACTCCAACAAAAATATATACATGTTAGGTACAGAAAAACTTGGTAAGAGTATTGAGGAGGCAATTGAAAAGATTGAAGATGAAGGTTGGGAAGAAAAACTTCGTCAAGATGTCATCCTATTATGGAACAAGATTGAATTACAGTTTGACAGTAACCGTAAACCAAAAAGAAGATGAAGGCTGTTATTATAATTTTTATCCCTCCAAGAAGTAGTCAGGAGGAAAAAGACTTTTTAGATGAAAACCTAAAAAAGTTGAAAGATAATAAGGTACATAAAGGATTTGAGATATTTTATATTGAGGATCCCACCAGGACAAAGGCTGAGGTAGAAGTATTTTTTAAATCAAAATAAAATGAAAGGCAGGGAGCGTTCTTTTAAATTTACAACTTGCGATTTTAATGAGTTGATCGTCTCACATCTTTGCCCTGCCTTTCTTTTTTTAAATTTAAAACTATTTAATAATGGACAGAACATGTGAATTATGTGGACATAGGAATGAAGAGAACTGTAATTCCTGCCCAGATATGGAAAAACCAAAGGTCACCCAAATCAGAGGGACAGCCTACCCAATGAACGAGTTCTTTTGGAAGCGAAAGCATCCTCAACATTGGGCAGCACTTCAAAAAATTAAAGAACTTGTTGTGTCAATGACTCAAGGTGAGGTGACGGCCCACTTTAGATACCCGGAAGCAAAGAAACCAAAAATAATAAACAAGGAAAATGAAAAGGACGAAACACAAGGACAGAATACCTAAGACACTTAAAATACTTGCAATAGATCCCGCCACACATTGTGGGTTTGCAGTGAGTCGTAAATTATATGGTGTATGGGATTTAACCCCTAAACGGGACGAAAGTATTGGTATGAGATTGATAAGATTTCGTGCTAAGATGAATGAAGTTATAGAGTCTGAAAAAATAAATGTCGTAGTATTTGAACGTCCAGGAGGACAGCATGCCGGGGCTGTTATTGTTCAATCAGAGATACAAGGACAAATTAAAGTCATATGTGAAGACCATAATATTGAGTACAGAGCATATTCCAGTCAGGAGATGAAAAAATATGCTACTGGAAAAGGGAACTCAGGAAAGCCAGCCATGATTGCTGCAGCAAAGGAAAGGCTGGGATACAAAGGAAATAATGATAATGAAGCAGACGCTTTATGGTTATTAGAAATAGCACAAAACGATTACAAAAATTAAATCTAATTAAAATGGAAGCAAAAACAATTTGGTTATTAATTTCAGTGGTAATATTCATAGCCTATGTATTACCAGTTACAATGAAATTTGGAGTACTACAATCAATCTCTCATTCATATAAACATATTACCAACAAAATCTGGTACACCTTGTTTATGTGGGGGATTGCGATCCCTCTATTTCCTGTGGTTAGTTACTCGGGATGGTTTTTCTTTGCAGGTGCAGGACTAATATTCTCAGGTATAGCCGTTGGGGGGAATGCAGACATAACTATTAAAGTTCACGTAGCTGGTGCAACGGGTGCGATAGCATGTGGAATAGCCGGCATGGTATTTTCCTTACATGAGTATTGGTTGGCTATTATAACCACTGCCCTAATAGGAATACTTTATTTCGCAAAACTCAAGAACCATACATATTGGATTGAGGTAATTGCGTATGCTTCTATTATCTATGCATTATTAAAAACCAATATATTATAAAAATAGAATTAGAAATGACACCACAGGAAAGATATCAAAAAGCCACTGAGATTTTAGATAAATTTGATAATGGAAAAGAACTTAATTTACAATCTCCGATGTTTCATCAAGCCGTACAAATGTTGGTTGAAGGAATTGACCCTTACAAAGTAATTGAACAGATTGTTGTGTCTCATGATAGAATTCAGCATGCTCTTGAAGATTTTATATTACGAAGCGGAAAACCACAAACATTTTTTATACCATGAAAATAACAATTAAATCAATCGAAGCGGAAATAATTGATACTTCTACTCTATTGGAAGATCAATTCATAATTAATCATTGGATTGTTAAATATGAAGTAAATTTTCCTCCAAGGCAATATACTCACATTGAAGGAACTGTTTTACTTGAGTCAGACGATGGAGTCGTGCCTGTACATAAAATCATGAGTTGGTTACATTCTATTTATGATGGTATGGAAAAAAGAATAAACGAAGTGGTAAGATTATGATTAAGTCAATTGACATACAAAACTATTTAAGCCATGCCAACAGTCGCCTCGAATTTCATAAAGGAGTTAACGTCATCATTGGAGCGTCAGACAAAGGAAAGACAGCAGTTATTCGAGCCCTACGATGGGTTGTTCGAAATAAACCCTCCGGTGGATCAATACGATCGTGGTGGGAAGGCAAGACAAATGTACGACTGGAAGTAGAGGAGGGGTTTGTTTCTAGGAGTAAAGATAAACAGGATCTCTATATTGTCTCTGCATTCCCAGGGAAGAAGCACACTCTTAAGGCTTTTGGTACTTCAGTTCCGGAAGAAGTCAGTGGGCTTCTCAATATCGGTGAAGTAAATTTGCAAATGCAATTAGATTCACATTTCCTTTTGAGTAAGACATCTGGCGAAGTCGCTACATATTTTAATAAGGTTGCCAAGTTAGATAAGATAGATATAAGCCAAAAAAATATACGAAGTTGGATACGTATTTTAAAATTTGAAGGGGAACATACGGATGGAAAGATAAAGGAAAAAACAGAGGAACTCAAAAAGTTTGAACCAATTGATAAAATTGAAACACAACTTGAGGTTGTTGAGGAAATGGAAAACAGATTAACTCATCTTAAATCTTCCAGGCAAAAATTAGTAAACTTAATAAACCAATATAAGCTAAACAGAATAGAATTTGATAGGAATAAGCAAATCTTAGTACTGGAAAATTCTGTAGATGATTTGCTCAAGATGTATAAAAGGAAAGAGGAATATGAAATAAAATATTCCAAATTACTTTCTCTTATTAATCTTATTAGACAGGTAAAGAAAAACATAAGAAAAGTAAATAAGTTAATTTCACTTGAAGAACCTTGTACAAACTTGTTAGAGCTATACAATAAATTAAACGAAGTGAAATCCGATAAAATGCACCTCAAAGAGGATATATCTAACCTTAAGTATATACATACATCCTTAAAGGAGGAAAATGAGAAAAAAGCCCGTTTCCTTTCCTTGTTCAATAAAGAGTTTCCTGATACCTGTCCTTTATGCGGAACAAACATCCCTCATGACCATCATTTAGACTAATATGAAAAGAACAAGAAGAAATAAAATAGCCTCTGCAATATTCTGCTCAGATATGCATTTAAGGGAAGATACTCCAGTTTGCCGTACTGATAACTACTCGGAGAGACAATGGATCAAAGTAGATTTTATTTCAGAACTACAAAAACAATTAGACTGCCCTGTCATTCATGCGGGTGATTTATTTGACCACTGGAAACCAAGTCCTTATTTGTTACGGAAAGCAATACTACACCTTCCAAATAATTTTTATACCGTGTATGGCCAACACGATTTACCACAACATAATTTAAAGTTAGTCAATAAATGTGGTATAAATGTATTAGAAGCTGCAAAAAAATTAACCATACTCCCCACATGTCATTGGGGACAATCCCCAAAAGAAAGTAGTTTATTATTTGCAAGGGAAAGCAGACACGAAGAAGATAGAAAAGTACTTGTTTGGCATCATCTAACATATATAAGTAAACCATTCCCTGGGGCCACTGGAGGCATGGCACAAGGAATCCTTAGGAAGTATCCTCAATTTGATTTAATTGTAACTGGAGACAATCACGAATCTTTTGTGGAAGAATATAAAGGACGATTATTGGTAAATACAGGATCTATGATGAGAATGGACGCAGATCAAACAAACCATAAACCCTGTGTTTATATTTGGTATGCTGAGGATAATAGTATAGAAGTAAAATATCTTCCATATGAAGAGGGTGTTGTTAGTCGAGAACACTTAGAACGTAAAAAGCAAAGAGACAAACGTCTTAGTGCTTTTATATCACGTTTGACTGGAAAATATAAAGTGAAAATGAGTTTTGAAGAAAACTTACAACAATTTGAAAAAGCGAACAAGGTTGACTCAGAGATAATAAATATTATTTACAAATCCTTAGAATTATGAATGAATTAATTAAAACCTTAGAACGTGCTGTTTGTTCATACAATACAGTACTTAGAAAAAAAGTAAAAGAAATGGATGTTATTGAACTATTGAGAAACGTTCACCCTGCCTTGCGTACTGACTTCGCATATAACTGTCGAGACACTGGTTTAATACACCCCAGCGAAGTAACTGAATTTATTCAAAAGGAAGAGTCCCATAAACTCAAGAGGAACGCAAAATATGTCTAAATATCCTACTCCAGTACAAGTATTGGAAGAAAAGTTGAGGGAGCTAAGGAGTGCAAAAACACACTCTTTACTTGCATTTAAAGACAATTTAATTAATATTGAAACTCACAATATGCATATAATCAATCTTGATGCAAGAATTAGTATATACAAAAGAGCAATTGAAATATTAACAAACAATAATATTTAGTCATGTCATTAACAGAAAAGGAACTTCTTGAATTAAAGGAAGATATTAACGATGCCAAAACAAAGGCATCTGAATTAACAGGGCAGGAGCAAGTCCTTTTGAGACAATTTAAATTGGACTGGGGATGTAAAACCATTAAGGAAGGAGAGAGTAAACTTGATGAAATTGACAGGAGTCTCTCTTCCTTAGACAAAAAAATTAAAAAGGTATCAGAAGAATTGGAAGAGCAATTAAATAGTTTGGAGGACGAATAATGGATAGAAGATCGTTTTTTAAAGGAATGTTTGGTGCTGCAGCCATAGCAGCATTACCCAAACCTGTGTTGGATAAAATGGTAGAAGAGCCAGTTACCCAACCATCCAGGTTACATGAAATTAATGAAGTAGGTAAAGTTGAACGAGGATGTCCTTTTGACGAGTCCTTACCTTCATATATAGGAAAAGACGGGTTGGTCTTCTACAAAGGAGATCAATTAGTTGCAACATCTTACACCTTCTCTCTGGGCATGAAATGTGATTTTGTTGATGTTACTTCCTTGGATAGTCCACATTACCCTAAATGGATTTTAGCAAATAGATCATGGCAGTTAAGTACACAGCGTATAAATTGGTTTGCTAATCCAGAAGAAATTCTTTTAACCCAGGAATCTCTAAATTTTATAATGAAAAATAAAGATTGTCAAATGACTGGGGAAGTTATGTTGTCATGCATGGAAACAAGCCTCCAAATAGGACATCCAAAATACCAAAACTGCATATTTGAGGGATCAGGTAATGTCACAATAGTGGTAGAAAATCATGACAAAAGAAATTAGGAACAGACTGGAACGCATAAAAGGGCAAAGAGATCAGATATCTCAAGATTTGAAAGACCTTAAGGGAAAAAGTGCTTCTTCCAAACGTTCTTTAATTAAACATATGAAAGCACTTGAGATAGTTAAAATTGTTGGTATTGAAACACAAAAGCAGTTACAGTACCATATCGCAGACATAACCTCACTTGCTTTGGAAGCCGTCTTTGATGACCCTTACGAATTAGTTGTTGAATTTGTGGAGAGAAGGAACAGATCTGAATGTGATTTATACTTTACAAGAAAAGGAAACAAGGTAGATCCTATGGAAGCCGCTGGTGTTGGTGCTGTAGATGTTGCATCATTTGCCCTAAGAATTGCAACACTAAGTATGTCCACTCCACATTTAAGGAATGTGGTTATATTGGATGAACCATTTAAGCATTTAAAAGGGGATAATGAAAATCATAGAGTGTTAAATATGATAAACGAAATATCTCGAAGGATGAATTTACAAATAATTATGGTTAGTGATGAACGTATTCCTCGAGAGGATATTATTGAAGCGTCGGATAGAGTATTTGAGGTAAAGAAAAGAAAAGGAGTTTCAAAAGTTGTACAGTTATGAAAAAAGTAGTATCAACAGAAAAAAGACCAATCAAGTTATGGTTAGATGAAATTGAAGAAGGTGCAATAGAACAAGCAAAGAATCTTGCCAATCTTCCATTTGCTTATAAGCATATAGCCATTATGCCAGATGCACATCAAGGTTATGGGATGCCTATTGGTGGTGTGCTTGCTACTCAAGGGGTTATAATCCCAAATGCGGTAGGTGTGGATATTGGCTGTGGAATGTGTGCTGTAAGAACATCGCTAACAGACATATCAAAAGATGATCTTAAAAAAATTATGGGTAAGATCAGAGAGGTTGTGCCGGTGGGATTTGCACATCAGAAAATAAAACAATCTTCCGGCAATATGCCTTTCTCTTCATTCGGACAAGTGGTTGCAAAAGAGTTAGAGTCGGCTCATAAACAACTCGGAACTCTTGGTGGTGGTAATCACTTTATTGAGATTCAAAAAGGATCAGATGGTTATGTATGGATAATGATACATTCCGGTTCCCGAAATCTTGGTAAAAAAGTTGCTGACTATTATAATAAAGTAGCTCAAAAATTAAACGAGCGATGGTATTCAGTAGTTAACAAGAAATTGGATTTGGCATTTCTTCCAATAGAGATTGATGAAGCAAAGGCTTATAAGTGTGAGATGGATTACTGCGTGGATTTCGCTCTCGCCAACAGAAGGTTAATGATGGAAAATATTAAGTGGTGTTTTACAGATATTGTGAGTCGTATTGAATATGACAAAATGATAAATATTGCACACAACTACGCTCGTTGGGAGAATCATTTTGGTCATAATGTGATCATTCATCGCAAGGGAGCTACATCTGCAGGGCTTGGTGAGGTAGGAATCGTACCTGGATCACAAGGAACATTATCATATATTGTTAAAGGCCTTGGCAATCAGGAGTCATTTACTTCATGCTCACATGGTGCAGGAAGAAGGATGGGGCGTAATGAAGCTATGAAAAAACTCGATCTTGAATCGGAAATAAAACTCATGGACGATCAAGGAATTATTCATGGTATAAGGAACGTGGCTGATTTAGATGAGGCGCCTGGAGCATATAAGGATATTGATGTTGTAATGGCTAATCAAGCAGACCTCGTAGAGATTATAGTTGAATTAAAACCGCTTGCAGTTATTAAGGGATAAAAAATATCTAAGGATGAAATATACCAGTTATATTATTGACGGAGATTTCAATATTGATGGAATAGTAATTGAAAAGCAAGGGATTAAACAAATAACTATTTTAATAGGAATCACTGTTGCCATATTTGGGATGGTGATATTAACAGGTTTGCTGCCTATTACTATAACAGCGGATACTATGAGACTAATAAGGCTAAGATATTACCTTATACAAAAGGAAATATATAAGCAAAGGCAAATCAATAATATGCTTTATTCCTTTAATCTACCCAAACAGGAAAGACTTAGATTGCAAATATTATTAACCAATATGTAATATATTTATGAAAACATTTTTAGTATTCTTATTGCTTTTGATATCTATGTCTGTTACAGGACAAAGATATGCGGTTTATCTAAGTGTTCAACCTGCCGACCTTGGTGTAGGTGTCAGAGCGGATTTAGGTTATGTTTATGGATCATTCTCCTATGGTAATTGGGGGGTATACAAACAGACTTATATTCATAACCATACCAAAGTTACGGTAGGAGGCATAATTCCATTGAAGCAAAAAGATGAATGTAGATATGAGATAACAGCAGGAGTCAATTATCATAAAGCAAACTACCCAGACAATATTAGGAGATCTCTAAAAAGTACTTTGTCTGGAGAAGGTGGATTTGCTGTTTATATACGTGGTATATCCATAGGTGCTCGTACTGATGTAAGGAGATGGGAACCATGTATTGATTTTGGATTTAATTTTTAAAGTCAATCAAGTAAAAAGTAAGATTATCATGATACAATACTTGAAAGGTAGTGAATTTAGCAATACAGTACAAGTCGATGGCAAGAATGTGTTTAGGAATGGATGCTTTAACTGTAAACACTTAATTAGAAAATACTCCGATGTAAGCGGGAAATGTGAATTAGTCTGGAAAGAAGATTATAAGGTATGGAAAGACTTCACTTGTGAGAATCATGACCCTATTATTATGCATGAATTAACCCCGCCTAAAGATTAAAACTATGGAAACATTTATAAAAGTCTACATTAAGAGTGAAGATGATTTGCCGAAAGAATACGGACGTTATTTGACGGAATTTGGTTGGGCTAAGTATGATGGTAGTTGGACATACTCTGAAATGAAAGGTGGTGGTTATTTAAGGGATTGTTACTGGTACTTAAAGCCAGTAGAGATACCTGAGATCAGCGATATCATAAATTGTATCTTAAAGTTTGACGAATCAGCCTCTTTAAGTGAAAAAGGGGAATACTTTGAGATTATTCAAAGAGATTTAAAAAGTTTGAAGAACAACGTAGTTGAAGATAAAACAGGTGAAAAGGTTGTTTCTGTATCGGGACATTTTGAAACGCATACGATGACTTCTGATTTATTGGGATTAATCGTAAGTTGGAAACACAGAATAACAGCTCCCTCAATGTTAGAGAGAAAAATATTTAAAGAAGTTATAAAAGATTTATTACGAGTAATTGAAAAGAATAAATGTCCTTATTGTGGGAGAACAGAACCTTGTCTGGGGAGCTATCCAGAGGGTTGTTTCCACCCAAGAGGAAAATGACGAATAAACATCTAAAGAATGAACCATGATTGAAATTAAGCTAATATTAATCCTGCTCTTTATGGCAGTTTTCGCATATTGTGTAATCAAAATGAATTTGAACAAATGAAAAGACTCACTTCCTAAATCTGATGACAGTACCAAATCGGATACTATGTAAATTGTTTGATCCAAATCTTTGGTACATATACCCTAATTCGGTTTGCTTCTTTGTTATAAGATCAACTCCCCCTCCAAATATAAAGCTATTTTCATTACCACCAAATGTTATATTCCCATAAAGGGCATTGCGAGGTTTTGCTAAGGGATTTTCTACAGTAACTAATTTAGGTACATAAACAATACTATCCTTCCTAATAGTCGTGATAACAGGTGAGAAACGCCAATTACGGCTTAATAGTGTTCCCTTAATCTCAAAATCGTAATGAACATCAATGCTATCATTAACCAAACTGTCAGCATAAACTTTAATACTGTCTTTATCCGCAATTGGTTTTGGTAAGGGTTTTGTAGGAACATAAACAATATCTCCTTTTTTCCAAATGGTATCTATTCTAACTTCCGGAGGTTTATTTGCTAATGCCATTATAGAATCCCAGACAGCTTTCTTAATTACCATTTCGTCTTCCTTAATAGAAGGAATGGAGTGCTTACATTCCTTTAGGTATAGAACATAAAGCACTCCAATAATGATAATGACTAACACACCTGACTTCCACAAATCTTTCATTACCAGTGATTTAATATTAATGTATCACCTAACTGAGGAAAGGTCCAAAATCTACCACCTTCTCCAGTCAATGCATGACCACGAGCAGTCCATGACAGCATAACATTCTTAAAATATACTGAATCAATACCATCTCCATTAGTAGGTGGTCTTGGGATGCCTAATCCTTCATACGGGAATGTTTGATCTGCTTCTTTCATCTTTTGTACAACTGCTAAATCAGCCCTATTATAAAGATTGTCAATCCTCTCAAACTCTGCATCCACTAAAAGTAAACCATTGGGAATTATTATAGGAGAGATTGTATCTTTCAAAACCACGTTAAATGCAATCTGTGATATATTCCCAGCTTTATCTGTAGCTTTTATAATAACCGTGGTTACCGGAGCCACTCCAGTTAGAATAAATCCCGGAGTTGGTGTTTGTATAATACTTTCAAGAGCACAATTATCTGAAACAGTAACCATGGGTAAATAGTCAGGTAATGGTGCTTCACAACCAGTTACAGGGTAAATGTATTGTGGAGGGATCTGCGACAGTAAACATTTGCAACTGGTTAGAATAACCAGGACAAGAATAAATAAAAACTTTTTCATAATCTTTAATTTTTTTGAATAAGTGAATAAATAATTTAAGGTCTGCTGGGATCCTGATTCTCTTCAGTTGGATCTGGATCAAACACTCCTCCATTGGAATTAGTTACCAAATTAGCCAACAGGTAAGAGACCAAGGCCAATGCAGCAGGAGTATAAATACTCGACCAAGTAAACGGAGTGCCCGTACTTAGGATCGTTTGTAGAGCACCAAGTACAGCCGTAACAAGTGCTATTGAAAGACCTCTCAACAGATCCCTCAAATTTAATCTAAAAAGTTTTGATTTTGTCATGACATTTAATTATTGGTTTATACTAAGGAATAATTTCAAAATGGTAACCGTCTCGGAATATCTCATCCTTTATTTCTGTATCATCATCCCAATCTCCTCCCCAGCGAATGCGGTGAGTCATTTTCCCTTGAACAAATAATGAAATAGCCGTACCTTTTACAAAACCAGCAAAATGAGACAATCGTTCTGTATCTCCCCAATCAATAGGGTAAGGAACGGCATCTACTGCTTCTGATGGTAGACTATTGTGTTTAGACTTTTTAGTAATGCCATCACAGTTAGTGACTATTTTACTCCTGTCCTTAACAATCCAGCTAACTCCATTCCAAACTCTTCCTTTCTTGTATAAAGCAAATTGAAGTTGAGAGGAACGATATCCGTAGGTTATTGCATGATCAAAATGCTGCAATACCTCATGAAACAATACCTGTAAATCTGGGTGTGCTGTACTCAGATTCTTTTCCGATGATTTTGAATATGTATTCATAATTAATTGATTTTTCCAAATAGCCTTAATAACAGGTCATTAATTGCTCCAATGTCATATAGGAAAGTAATAACAACAACAAATAAAATCATTCCCGATAAGACAAGCAACCAACGTTTTTTTATCAACGATAAGTCTTTTTTAAGGTCTCGAAATTCTCTAATAACCTCTTTCCCTTTTTCCTGATTATCCTCAACCTTTTTAAGACGGCTATTATGTTTCTCAATAATCCCCGCCAACTCCTTTATGGTAAAGTTAAATGCCTGTAAATCCGCACCATACCTTATTTCAGAACCTTGTATTGTCAAACGAATAACCTCCTTAATTTCATCGTGACTTTTGTCGTTTGCATCCTTCACCGTTTTTATAGCGTCCAGAATTACATCGTGCTCACTCATACCATTTAGATTTTAGAATTGTTATACCTAATTTCAGTTTGCCTTCTCCAACATTTCAAAGCATTGTCCCATTATTAATTGAGGGTGAAATAGAGCAATTAAATCTTTCAGTTTTGTAATTTCCTCCGCTAAAAGAGAAATCTCTTCTCCACCATCTCTAAGTTTTTTGTAAAATTCATACTTCTCCCATTTCTCTTTCTTGCCTTCCTTTTCTATAGGACGAAGTATAGAATTAATACAAACATCTCTCAATGTCAAAACATGACCGTCAACCGAGTCTAACAAATTTGTTAGACCATCCGATTGTTTCAATACCTGATTAAAATTTACTTTCATAACAACTTTGATTAAGTTAATAAATATAATTAAACTTCACTAAAAACTTCTGGTACCGTTGAGGCATTTATTTCCATAGCCTTTGCAATAATAGCCTTTATAAAACCTCTTACAATATTCTTTTGAGTCACTGTGGCCCCCATCTCGATAAATAAGGGGAATATATCCACTTCGATTGTTCTTTGATGTTCAGGAGGATCCTCTATTTGCACATACGCCACCTTATCTGTAATATTAAGAGTAATCCTTTCAATTACATGTGCTACTGTCTTTGCCGGAATGTCTTTTACTATATCCATATCATTTATTTATTTTGGTGTGCTGTTATGACTCTTCACTGCAATTACATCAGTGGTCCCATCATCATATAATACGCGAAATTCTTTAACATAAAGAATCACATCTCCCTTTGATGTCTTACCATACAACTGTAATTCTTCATCAGGTTCCCATGTAACAGTAATATCTTGTGTATAAGGATTCACTCCGTAACTATCTCCAATAATGCTTACCTCTGAACCTATCATTACTCCATCTTTACAGAGCTTAATTGAACCAGGATAACCCATGTCAGTAACATACGCTTTAAATTGATACCTATGCACTCCTTTTAATCCATTTGAAAAGACAATCCCTTTTAGTATGGTATAGTCCGTTGAGTCCGTTGTTTGTTCACTGTCATGTGAATTCCTAACATTAGCACTTGCTACCTTTGGAACCCAATGAGGCTGTTCTGTTTTTATACCAACATCCCCATCTTCATCTACATAAAATGTAGGAGTACGAATAGATCCGTCAGAACCTATTGTTAAACCATCAACAGTAAAAGGAGAATAAAGTAATGAAGAGTACTTTGTTCCAGTGTAAATAGAATCAGCATCAATAGTTAACGCTCCAATGGATCCTGCCGTTGCAACGATCTTTCCCTGTAAGTAGACATTATCAGAGTAAAGACCATACCCTGGGGAAGCAGGTACTATACTATACCCTGCAAGACTTTCTAAATTACCAAGTTGTAATTTAATCGTTGTTTTATCCGCAAGGCTCCATTTAGCATAAGTACTTACTGCATCATATACTCGTAGGAAAGGATTATTAGCATCCGTTGCACTAATATAAATACTTGAATCCAATGTAGTATCTGAGACATGTCCTATTGCAACAACCTCATCACCAACCTCAAAAACACCAACATCATCCGTGGCAGGAGTCCAACCTGTCGTTGCAGTAAACTCTATGGTATGTCCTGACGAACTCGAATCAGCATCACTTACCTGACGAACAAGCTTCTTGATAACTGTTTGTCTATCAAGATCAACTCGTTGTACTGTTATAATAGCACCTATTGTAAATGGAATAAGCATATCCCCTTCAGGATCTTCAAAAGTTAATATCTCTGATCCTTGAGTTCCATCAATAACCTCAGCAACCTTGCCTGCTCCTGCTCCAATTATTAATCCCCCATTCTGATAATGTAATTGATTAATAATTAATTCGTATACTTGTAATCCTCCTCGAATACGAACATTATTAAACTCTGCATTCCCTACTTCAGTTATCTGCCAATTACTTCCCTGAAAGCCTGAAGTGAAGGTAGGGTTTTGTATATCACTATCAAATACCATCTTACCTGCAAAGTAACTTTGGGCAACAGACAATGATTTTATAGCATAATTATATGTTCCTGCTGGAGGCCATCCTACTTCAATATATATTGCAGAATTATTTGTAGCATTCCCTGCAGCTGCATATAATCCATAATTTGTTCCTGTGTTTACTCCATTTGACTCCGCATCTACCCCAATACCTATTCCTGAAGCCGTTGTCACTGTAGCACTTCCAAATACACCAGATATACCACTTGTAGCAGAATAACCATATATTCTTGCGGATGCGGATGCTGCTCCTGCTCCAATTCCTATTGAATTAACTCGGGCCATTTCTACAGAATTACATATTAGAGAAATAGTATCACTTACTCCTCCTATTCCAGTATTAAGTGACCCTGCATGAGGTATTAATGTAGGCACAGTTGCTGAAGAAGTACTCTTAGAAAGAGCAAACGCAGTTCCAGTATTTGTATTTATACGACTGGTATTAAAACTATAATACACACCTCCCACAGCAAGACGAACAACATCATCTGAATTTTCATACAATCCAGAATCTCCATCACCAAATTGAATACCATTTGTAGCCCCTAATGCAAGAGTAATTTTATTGACTGTTTGATTTCCAGTAACAACCAATGTAGTTCCATCAAACGTAAGATTAACAGATCCTTCTAAGGTATTTACGGTAGAAAACAAGGCCACCTGATTATCTACAGGAGTTCCTGAATAAAAAACCATACTATTGTATTGAGTAGCATCTAAATGATAAAAATCAACACCATTTCCCTGCTTACCTGAAAGTAAATTATGTAAGGTAGAAGAGCCCCCTCCACCTCCACCCATGGAAGAACCTCCACCTCCACCCATAGTGGTTATATTAGAAGCTATTTGCTTATCTCGCCTTACTGGAAGGATTGATTGTTCTGTAACTGTTATACTCATGATGTTATGTCTTGTCTTGAATTAGCAATTTCAATCATTTCAACATCCATCTCTTCCTCTCTGTCTCTATATGTAGAACTACATATATAAAACTTTTTAGTGGAAGCATCATCATTTGTTAAATGGGCACTATCTAAAATCAAATTAGATAACATCCCAAGACCACCATAATCATATACCCAATCTTTTACATCCAAACATCCTGTTATTTTATACCGTGGAACACGATATTGACTTAACAAAGATTGTAACAATAATTGATTTGTTGTATAAAAAGTGGAAGTGTTATATCGTTTTAATCCTGTAATATTCACGCCAGGTACAGTTTGTAAATCACTGGAAATGGCTCCTTTAGAAGAACCATAAGGTCCAATCCCTGTCGTTAAATTTATAGTCAAATCAGATTTTTTCATATGAAGTGCATCCGAAATAGTTCCCTTGGCTAATATACCATCATTTGTTAATGGTAACTTCTTTGTGTTTACCATTGAAATATTAATATCCCCTATTAGCACACATAAAATATTAGTGAGAGGAGTTCCCGTTAATTTCTTTGGTATTCTTAAAGTGATACTCCCATTTAAAAGATCTGCGGATGATATGATTGCCTCCGACAAAGGAATATGAACAAAAGCAGTTACTCTTTTATCTTGTATTTCACTTGTATCGTATTCTGGAACATATTTACGTCTGCGAAACCATGTCCCATGAATATAATAGGAGGGTTCCACTTCTGCATCCATTTCTCGTACATACACTTCAAAAGTCTTGGAAGTGTCTGTACTCCAAACTCCTCCAGATCCATGAGGTTGATCATAATACTTATCCCCTATCTTTAATTGAAACCCATACATATAAAGTGAAGCGACTAAAGAAGAGGACTCGTCTGGATTCCATATATTGGCAAGATGTCGAGTATTAACAAAGACACTCATTGATACCTCCAACATCATATTATCATCTTGTTTTATATTTGAAAACGGAAAAGTGTACTCAAAATATTCAGTTGCCCCTGCATCGGGCAACATTCGTATAAATACCTCCGGAGTATCAGGATTTGGAGTGGTTTGTTCATACCCAGTAAAGGTTACCCCAGTACCAACTATTGACCAATCTTTCATTGTTACTTCGTGTATTTTATAAGTAACACCGTTATCTGTGTATTCTCCATAATTACCAAATGTTGGATTTCCAGTTGCATTAAAATCATAACCTTTATCAGTAAATGTGTAAGGATCATATTTTAATTCAATGTAATTAAATGGCATAATAATATCTATCACTTGCCCTGTCTTCTCCCAAGCAACATCCCCATTTGATATATCAAGATGTTCTCCTAATCCTAAACTCGCTTCATTAGAACCAAACGGGCTGGCATCATATCTATGACCATGGAGTATGTCTACAGAATCAAGGGGATCAACAACCATTATAAGAGATCCTCTGAAAGCACATACCCAGCCAAGTGAACTAAAGATAGAATCAATAACCTGCCTACAGGACATGGCAACACCATCTTCATCATAATAATTTTCATTATTTACTTTTAATGCAGTAAATAAATTTGTGGTACCTGCATAAATCCCTTCACCATAAGTTAATAATTGATTTGTTCTTACATAGGTAAAATCAAGATCTATTTTGGAAAGTATGTTATCCATAACCGAGGCAATCGTGACAAATCCAGTGTAAGGACTTCCTCCAAATGTTTGTTCATAAGGAGTGTCTTCTAACACAGACATTCCATCATTACAATAAATGGTTATTTCATGCTCTAATGATTCTGGTGTGCTATAACTCTCTGTATATATTCCTGCATTAACAAAACCCTGCCAAAACATATTAACTCCAGAAGCTCCATTGTATATCTTAACCATAAACTTCTGTGGATCAATTGTAAACAAGTTTTTTAATGTTAATGGCTGAGCAATTACTTTTATCACCGCACCAGATCCAATTGTGGGTTTATATATATTGGTAACAGAACCTTCACGGGAAATTTCTAATGGTGTTCCCCCAGCAGTCAAAGTGGTTATCTTTGGTCCTTCCCCACTACTGGAATCCCCGTCTTCATCATCTATATACCCTTTTTCAAGAATATCAATAGTGGTTTGTCCTCCACTAAATCGATAATAAGAAATTCTATATCTAATATTATAGTCTGCCATTATGCATATGATTTAACTTTTCTTCCTCTTCTTTCCAATATACCGTATAAATAATCATCCTTAATTTTAAACTCAACAACTCCCCCTTGCTCTAAATTATCTAACCTTCCTGGGGGTGTTACTCTTTCCCCAGAACTTAACAAAGCGGGGTATGTGTCATTAGGATACCCTGGAGGGACAACTCCCCCCTCTTTCATCTTCTGCGAAGAGATAATAGCAATCTGTGCTGCAGTTGCTGCGGTGGCAGTTGCTATTGCTACCCAAGTTGCAGGATTTAAAACAGAACCCTTAACATTAGCAATTAAATTAGTAACAGCCAATGCTCCGTTGATCACTGCCTGAGCAATCGCCCACATTTTTTGCTTTTGCATATACTCCCGTTCAATCTTTTCCCTTCTCCTTGCATTATTACCTGCCAAAGCAAGTTCCCTTTCCTTTGAAGCCTCAATTAAATTAGTCACTGTACTTATTGCCTCAGAAGCGGAACTTAGATAAGACTCAATATCTCGTAACCTTAATTCATTAATAGCTTTATTATATTTGAATGTAATTAAAGAAGTATCTCTACCTGTCTTCTCAGCAGAGGCAATATCCATTGCATATTTTTTATCAAGGTAATCCCGTTCAGACATTAATCCTTGTTCTTGCATGGATTGTAGACCTTTTAATATCCCCTCATATTGACCTACCAATGGAGACTTTACTCCTAACTGCTTTTCCATATCATAAAGCTCACTAAGAGCTCTGGTATATATCTGTATCTGTGAGGAAAGATTATCATAGCTATCACCAACCAAAGAATTCATGTAGGCTTGTTTAGCAAGTTCTGAATTTATATTTTTCTCAAATTCAGATTCAGGACCTCCTCTTGCCTTTTGCAATCTTGTATTTTTAAATAATCCCTCAAAATTAGTACCAACGCCTCCTTTAATTCTGTTGTTCTCTTGCCTTTCCAATTCTCTATTTATCTCCTGTAATTTTTCTGCGTATTCGTCCAAGGCTTTTTTGGATTTATTAATCTCCTCTTCTATTCTACTCCAACTATCCTCTTGCCCTCCAAGATCCATCTGAACTTGACTTAATAAAGCATTCTTCTCCCATTGCTTTCCCCACGCATCCATCGACTTTAGAATAGAATCATACTGTAATTTCAATTGTTTTTTCTTGGCTATTTCGGAATCTTGATATTTATCAAATTGTCTTTGAGCACCAAACAAATTATTAAACCAACCTTCTTGTTTTCTAGCACTTTCAGAACTAACAAGACGAGCTTGTGCTATTGCATACTGAGATTGAACAACTGTTTTCGCATAGGCTAATTCAGCAATGGTCATTGTATTAAAATCAGTCTCACTGGTATCCTTTAATTTTTTGATGGTTCCTTGTATTTCGACCAATGCTTTATTAAACACATCATTCGCACTTGCAGATTCGATAGCCTTCTTTCTAAAATGTACAAGTGCACCAACAATTGCAACAACTCCTGTGGCAACGGCTATCCAAGGATTACTAATCATAGCTACTCTTAACCAGGTAAAAGCTTCTGCTAATCCAAGAACTACTTTAACTGCCATATTTATTCCACTCAAGAAAACACTGAACAACAAGGATACCGGACCTAATGCAGCTGCAAGTGCAAGTACAGAAATCCCTGTTCTCTTGGTAGACTCATCTAACGAGTTAAACCAAGTTACCATATTGTTAAATCTCTTAACCAAATTTTCGATAATAGGAAGAACAGCAGTAGATATAGAAGAACCAAAACTTATCATCCCTGCCTTAAGTGAAGACATCGCTGAATTCATCCTAAACTTAACCGTTGTTGACGCAATGGCAAATGCCTCATCCAAATCATCAGTAGAGTTCTTCATTCTATCCATGATCCCCTGGTTATATTCCATATTCTTACCCATAAGAGATAAGAAGGCCAACATACCTCGAATATTTGGAATAGCCTTACCTAATGACTCTATACCCCATTCATCCGTTAATTCCTTTAGTCGACTTAATGCCATCATCAAACCATTAGGCTGTCGTATTAAATTCCTTAACTCTGCAGAGGAAGATCCCATTTTCTTCAACATCTTTTCACTCATAGCAGAGGGGTGTATCATTTTTTGTAGCATATTTCGTAAATATGTTGCAGCATTTGCTGCACTCGCACCAGTTAAGGTTATGGCGGCCATACCCCCAACAACCTGGTCAAGGGAAAGCCCTAACTTAGAAGATATTGGGATGATAGAACCTAATGCGGTAGCAAAACCCTCTGCTTCGGCTTTTCCTTCCCTTACTCCTGCTACTAAGTAATTACCCACATTTGCCGCGGTAAGACCTGTCCCCCTATAAGCATTAAGAGCAGAGGTGACTAAATCAGCTATCTTTTGTGTTTCTCCTAATCCTGCTGATGCCGCCTTGGCAGAAATTGCTAAAACATTCATTGCTTCAGCACCAGCAATACCTGACGAAGTTATATAGTATAAAGCTTCTGCCAACTCCTGGGGAGGTCTTGCCAAATCCCCTCCCATCTTTAAAACTTCACTTGTCCAATTTTTTACCTCCTCGGCAGAAGAATTTGTCAATGCTTGAATCTTCTTCATTGTAAATTCATACTCTTGAAAAGCAGAGAAGACTGACTTCCCAAACATAATAAAAGGGGCTGTAAGAACAGTGGTTGCTAACCAACCAAACATTCTTAAGGACATGCTTAATTGTTTTAATGATCCATTTAGATCATTTACAACTCTCATGCTATTCTTTCCAAACCTAGCCATGGCTACTTCGCCACTATACAACCCTGTTGCGTCTATACCTAACGATACAACCAATGTTCCTATATTCATAGCCCTGATGTATATTTGTTCTGTTGTCTAAATCTCTTGGGAGGGCGTTTATCAAAATCTTTTAGCCCTTCCTTTTTTTGTACTGATCTATTCTGAGCATCTGCTATTCCAAGAAGTATTTGTTTCATATCTTCAACACTTTGCTGTTTAGGCTCATTTAACTTCTCCAAATCCCAATCAATCATAAAGTCAACTGGTGTGGTAAATTTTGAACCTTTTTTGCCATGTGTGCTTATTGTTAAGTTTGTTAGTAATGAACACAAATAAGCCAACCTAAAATTACCTGTCCACTCACCTATCGGATCTAATCGATCCATTGCCTCCCACTCACTTAATTGAGCTGATGTTAATTGCTCTAACAGGTAATCAGGATGGGGATACTTTAATTCTCTGCAGAGTCGGAAGTAGAATTGCCGGGCTGGCCGGCTTCGAAGTTTTTTACCAATGCCTCCTTGTCCTCTTCAGATATTGCGTTTAACTCCTGTGCTTTGTTAATTATTGTCTCCAATGTCTTTGCGCTCATATTTGCAGCAAGTGTTGGATAGTCCCCCGGTTGTAATATTCTATTCCCTTCCTCATCACAAATCGTAAGTACAGCCAATTTAGCACGGAAGTCGTCCAGTATTGTTTCCACACTGATAACATTCCCTTTCTTGTCCCTGTTTTTTCTTAGCATAGACTGCTCAAAAATATCACGTTCTTTTCCAGTCATCTGGCGAACGTAAATAAAGTCTCCATTTTCAAATTCCACTTTGACTATTTCAAGTTTTTCCTTAGCCAAAAGTGCTTCTCTGTTAAGTAAATTTCCCATGATTAGTAAATTTTAAATTGATAAATAATAAAAATAAAAAACCTTGATTAGGTTGAAAGGTTCTACATCCCTAATGCAGCACTTGCGCCTGAATCAGTTTCAACAGAACCACTTACCTGAATTGTAACATCCGCTGTGATCTTATCATCAGTTGGAATATTTAAAGGCAATTCAGTGACCAGACCTTCAAACTCCACGGTAGTGGTTTCTGCGTCCGGTAGAACAATCCGATAATTACCAAGTGCGTTGCTTTCAAAGTCTGTCTTAAACAAGTCGTAAGTCTGACGTGTAAAATTCATTGAAAGCTGAACAGTACCTGGATTACGAAATCCTCCTTTGAACTCTCGATATCCTCCCGTACTATCCAGGGATGTTACATCAATTGTATCCCTTGACATACCAGGACCGGTAATCGAGTTTATTTCAGCAATGGCAGCCCATGCGCTACCAGTCCATCTCTGAAATATTGTTCCTACTCCTGCTACAGCATTACTTGCCATAATTTTACCTCCTTTGTAAATTAAAGTTAATAACAAATCGAGCACGATTGTGATCATCATAATCCAGAAGTGCGGGGCCACTGGAACATTTGATCATCGTGTATAAAGTGCTATTCCATGTCTCATTTGCCCGGCCATGGAGAGCATCCTTTATTGCATTAGCCATATTCCAACCATTAACATAACTTAAATCCCGTACCCTTATATAAACGGCAGGATATTCGTAACCCACCGTTGTTAACCCCATATAAGGAGGAAACCCTGCCGTGTCAAATATTGTAACACAGTTGTCCGGTTCAGCTGGCTCATGTCCTATAAATAAATTGTCAGCAAACTCAACATCAAGTCCTGAGGACTCTCCGAAGGCTTCTAACATATCTTTAATATCAATACTTGGTGCATTCATTTTACCCTTGCGTTTTCTGCAACAATTTTTACAATCATTCCTATACTATTTGATAAATGCGTTTGTAGCCATTTTGGACCTGTATCATTTTCAAAATTAGCTCCAACCATCTCGTGTACCCAAAAGGCATAATTTGCACCATACCCAAAAATTATAAATTTTTTACCAAGTCCCCCCAACTTCCTTGCTTCTGCCTGTGCCTCCCACACGGCTCCTTGATAACTGGAAGAGATTGACTGTGCATTAGGACCTACAAAAGATCTATCCATCATTGCTTCCTCTCCCCCTTGAACGGCTCCACTTGCTGTTACAACAAACCAACTTGCTTTCAAGTTACCTAAATCCCTTGGTACTTTTGGAAAGGACTTCTCCGTCTTTCTACGTACATATCCAGCACCTTTGATAAGGCCTTGAACAGATCTTCCTTCTATCTGCTCAATCTCTCTATTGAGTCGGGTTAACACAATGTTAAGCCCTTTTATTTCAGTACCCCACATATCATTAAATTTAAGTAAGCCAAGGAGTCAAAAACGCCTTACGTAAAAATTCTGTTGTTGATCCCAATGCTGGTGTTTTTTCAAACCTTTTTATAATTGCTACAGTATCTACTGTTCTTGGATTTGCTTTTTGTGTTGTAGTCAAATCTGTCAGGCTTCCTAAATAAAGTAATCCATCCTCATCTAGATCCTGTGTCACAACAACCTCTGCCCTGGAAATAATTGCTGCCCCGTCGGAGTTTGATAATATTTGCGTTCTATTTTGCCAACGGCAATCAATTTCAACAGGGGTATCAAACGTGAAGTGCCCAAATCCATCATTCGTTGGATTCGCCCAGTAAACAGCAGTCTGGGAACATCTTGATTGTATAAAACTTTGTATGCTCATATCTTATTCATCAAAACTTATTATTGCTCTCATTTTCACTGTGCCCTTGCCAAGTTTTGCCATCTTACCAGAGACATCCATTGCTAGAACTGCTTGTCCGTAAGAAGTTGATTCCAATTTCTTCCCCCAGGTTCCTGTGTACTTTATACGTGCATCCTGTATTTCTTCCTGAGCCGCTTGTCTCTGTGGTCCACTTGCAATAAGGTGTGCTGTAAACCACTTTTCTATCTGCTCCAGTAGAGTATCTCCTGTGGTAGTATCACCAGAGAATACTTGATCCACTACAGCACTTGCTGCAACAATTATGGCATCAATCACATCGTCTTCTACGGTACAATTATCCATAATTAATCGAACATCGTCTGCATTAGTTCTTATTGCCATTTTGTTCTCCTTTCCTTTTTAATCTACTATTCCACAAAAGCGTATTTATATATATCAGGGCCTCCTCTTTCCATGTTAGCCCTAACCAATCACACAATTCATATAATTGTCGGTAATCCCCATCAACCATTCTTTCAGGCCAAATTACCTTACAATTAAGTCCCGACGAAATCATTCTAACTATTTTCTTTTCATACTCATGAACCCACCATAACCAACCCTCCCTCTCATTTTTTGCTCCTACAGCCTGTTGATTCACTTCATTCTTAAATGCCTTCATAAACCCAGTCTTAATACAGGAGTCAATCACGTCTCCCGTCCTACGACGTACAATAACCCACTTAGCATCAGGATAATTCATACTCCATATAGGCCAAATTAAAGCACTCCTTGCGTCCTTATACAACCAAGGACCTTTCTTATATCCCTCTGAAAGTAATATGTTCTCAACCTTTTCTTTCCAACCATCAGGAAAATACAAATAATTCTTACGGTCTGTCAACGGATACTGTCCCATTACATCTAATCCACAATCTGAAAGATATGTTTTGACAAGATCTTCTCTTATCCTTACATTTTCAAACATACCCCGCTTTGCATTCTGATTCCCACCAACCATTGTGCCCCCAAAGGCACCACACATATTAATTGTAGCAGCAATCATACTTGCACCACTTCTGGGACACCCTGTAATTAATATTGGAGAATGTGTTATCATTCCATATATCTTTTTCGTACTTCTTCTCTTTCTTTGTCCTTTTGTTCTTTTGCAACGGTCCTCACCTTTTGAAGAGGATGCCTCCTATATATTGCCAAAACATTTGGACAGTAACCTATTTTAAATCCAGCTTTCAAACATCTTAAATGAAATTCAAATTCTTCTGCAGTGTTTAGTGTTTCGTCAAAACCTCCGATCTTTGTAAATATCTCCCTTCTATACATTGTTGTTGCGCTGTGAATAACATTCTTGCTTAAAAGATCCTGTAAGGTAGGGATAAGTATATTAGGGGATTTCCTAACACGTCTTTGCTCACCCTCTTTCGCCTCAATAGCATCTCCGTGAATAAAGTCAACATTTTGCTCTTCAATGGCTTTTACGGAGTCAGTAATACAATTTGGAGTAAGCATATCATCCTCATGTAAATATCGTATGTATTTCCCCTCCGCTTGACTTAACACCTTATTAAAATTTGCTGGCCAATTTCCTCCCCCTTGACTTACAAGTAATTGAACATCTTTAGGAACACTTGCAATTGCATCCTTTAACCACCCTCTGTCCACTTTGTATGGAATGATTACAGTTACTTCTGCCTTTTTTCTTCTCTCCGGGAACTCTTCTTCAACATACCTTTTTACCCAATCTACAGTCATTGACGCTTCAACAACGGTAAAAATACGGGGTTTCCCATGAAAGCATACCAGGTTAGCATCGGCAGGTAATTGTGTTAATATAATACCAGGCTTTGGTTTGAAATCATAAATGGTTGTTGTTAACTTTTGCCAATACGTATCTGGCTGACATATTGACCTTATATAGTAATCCATCCTCCATCCAAGTGGACCCTTAAACGAATCCCAAACTTTATTTGTCTTATCACAATTTTTGGGGAACCAAACTAATCCAGTAGCCAATTGATCCCTTTGCCAAAAATCCTCAAGTGTTATGAATTGGGAATCATCTCGAATTAAATTAAATATATTTTCCAATGACCGAATAACAGCAGTATCCAAATCAACATATAAAAAAGGTTTGTACTGTTCCATTTCCGGACTGTACAATTGAATACGAGACCACGTCCCTGGTTCTTTATTTGTTAATGGAATAAATTCAATGTTTCCTAAATCATAAGATTCAGTAACCTTATCCCAAAGACAAATAATACGAGGACGCAGATCTGATTGCCATTTACCATTAATATGATTTGCAATCAATTCTACATCACGGAATTTAAAATCACCTCCGCTCCGTAATACCAAGACTATTGTTTTTCTATCTTCCATGAGCTTTCTTATCTATCCAATCATAGGTAACAATCAATCCTTCTTGTAATGAACGAGTAGGAGCCCAATGTAACTTCTCTCGAATAAGTTTATTATCTGAACAGCGCCCTCTAACACCAAGAGGTCCTTTTATGTGTTTTATGGTTAATGCCTTGTCTGAAATATTCATAATCATTCGTGCCAAGGAATTAATTGTAATCATTTCCTCTGATCCAATATTAATAGGTTCCAAATAATCTGAATCCATTAATTTTCTGACACCGAGTAAACACTCATCAATGAATAAGAATGAACGAGTCTGTTCTCCATCCCCCCAAACTTCAATCTCTTCGCCATTCTTAGCCATAGCAACTTTCCTACATAATGCTGCCGGAGCCTTCTCTCTACCATCGTTCCAAGCACCTTCAGGACCAAACACATTATGAAATCTTGCTATTCTCATATCTAATCCGTAATTCCGATGGAAGGATAAATACATTCTTTCACTGAACAACTTCTCCCAACCATACTCACTATCAGGATTTGCCGGGTATGCCGAATGCTCTGCACAATTCGGATTATTTGGATCCATTTGATTGTGTTCAGGGTACATACAAGCAGAACTGGAATAAAATATCTTTCCAGCCCCAACCTCAACAGCCCTTCTTGCCACATGAAGATTTATAAGAGCATCGTTACTTATTATGTCGGCGTCATGTTCTCCGGTAAAGATGTATCCAGCTCCTCCCATATCTGCAGCAAGTTGATACACTTCGTCAAACCCCCTATTAAAAACATAATCCACATTATTTACATATCGTAAATCTTTCAAATAAAAGTCATCGGCTGCTGTTCTGGAAAACTCGGGACTTTTTAAATCCACTCCACGAACCCAATATCCTTCTTCTTTTAATTGCCGAACAAGATGAGATCCTATAAAACCTCCTGCTCCAAGTACCAATGCTGTTTTCATAATGTATTTATTTCATTGTTCATAACAACTTTTTATTTTATTTTTCCAATATTCAAATGATAACTCCTGTCTGCCCCATGGGATCTTTGAAATCCTTTCATATTCCTTATTTAAAAAATCTTCCGTAATCTCTTCCCAATTATTAACAAAACAAATTGGAAGATGTTCAAAAAAGGAAGTGAATACACTTCTCTTCATAACAGGAATACAACCAATATATAAGCATTCCCAGGTACGATGTGTATCTATTCCATTGCCCTCTGGACATGCCATAAATTTATGAATTCCCATTTCTTTAAATGAAGTGGTAAAACTCTTATTACCATTTTTTCCATTCTTAACAGTTGCCCAATCTTTATCAACAAACAATTGATTTATTTGATTCCTTTCCCCTGGATTGGTGTCTACATTATGATTTACTAAAAGTAATTTACTTTTAGAGGAAGGATGGCTCATCATAAATTCTATTATCTTCCTTTTATCCCAACTTTCCTTCCACATATCATTTTCCAGTCCGATTGGAATAGGCTCAATCTTTGGATGCTTTACATCTACATTCATCACAAATAACTTTCGAACATTGTCGGGGATACTATATTCCTCTTCTTCTCTTAATTTTCTATTTCCATTGTACCAACGTATCTTACCATCTCCAAAATGGTGATCCCCATTATGTGCAATAATTATAAATTCATTAGGTAAGTACTCCACAATCTTCAACAATTTACCAACATACATAACATTCGTATATACAATATTGACTGGTTTAAGATCACAAGGATCAAATGAATTTTCATATTTTAAATAATCATCGGGGCATTTGGTCCTAGGAGAATATATAGAATGAGCCAACTCTGCAAATTTATCACCTTGAACCCAATCCACCCCCGCATTCTTATTAATCCAAGATACCTCCCAATAATGAATTGCATAGGAGTCTTCCTTAATATACTTTCTTCCATCTTCCATCTTATGCCCTTTATAATTTGGAAAAGGGTAAAAATAATCTGCGGGAGGGAAAGCCAACACACCAGGTGTATATTGTTGAATAACTTTAAAAAATGTATCTGTAAAGAAGTATGCACCTGTTGTTGCTAAGGCTCTATTCTTTATCAAGTCCCTTACTGTTATTGTACTCACCCCTTCCACAATCTTACTCATAATAGGATTGTTTGGAGTACATCCAATTAATCCAGGATACAATTCAACCTTTGTTGGGTATCCCACACTAATAAAGAAATTGAGGTATTCAAAATCACTAAATGATCTTAAACATTCAAAATCCGTATCAGCATAAATCCCTCCAAATCTATTAAGAATATTATATCGCATTATGTCAGATCGTACTCCGTAATTAGTAATGCGTTCAAAGTTATGCATATTTGACATCTTCAAACCAGGAATGTCTTTATCCGTCCATAATCTATATTCATAATTGGGATTAAATTTTTTCCAAGATTTTGTCCATTCCTTATACTTCTCAGGTAAAGGACTTCCTAACCATATTTGATGAATTATTTTTGGAATCCCTTCTTCTTTTGTAGAACAAGACACCCAATTCTTATTGTATAACTCTTCCAATAACTTCCAACGCCAATCCGATGAAAACACATTTTCATCAAATTCGAGAACACGACTCATCAATATATTAAATGTCTCCTTCATTTATAACTTGTGCAATTAGTATGTCATTAGGAACTTCACCGAAATCATAAGTTATCTTGTATTTAGGATTAATAGAATGTATGTATTCTTCAATATCACATATACAATAAGGAAACTTAAACCACTCCTTTTCTCTTTCTTTAATCAATCGAATATCGTCAATTAGAATGGTATGAGTTTTTATGTGATGATTACCTATTATCTTTAATTCATCCATTAATGGAGAAGTATTTTGTTCCCCTCCTGAACCTCCACCACAATAGTGTGCGTCTAACCAAAAAGTACAAGGTTCGTCAATACCACTTAATATCTGTGGTAAAATGACTAACGAATCCCCATGATATAATTTTACTCTCCTCTTTCTATTGCCATAGCGATTCTTACAAATAAGATAACAGGGTTCAAATACCTCAATAGAATGTATCTTTGGAAATTTGGCCTGCAGTGCAGCATGAATCCCTTCTCCTCCAGCTGATCCCGTTTCAATAAAGATGTTATTCATATATGGCTTAAAATTCCTTTTCATAATTTACCTTCCTTTCTATATAGGGCATCCCCCCAATGTGCCTTTGTCATTTTTGTAACAACCCTTTTAAAATTGAAATTATTTAGATATGCATCTATTTCTGAAATCAAAGCACATTCTTTCCTTACATACTCATCACAAACCTCAGAATAAATGTAATCCAATTTCCTAATTGAGTCTCCTAAACTTTTTAATACATTCAATTCAGTACCCTCAACATCAACATTTAAAAAATTATAATCCGAAATATCCCTACCACTGTACTCAAAAAAATCATCCAGTCTCGTCAACCTGATTACCTGATCTCTCACATACCGAACTTGTGGATGATATTTTTTATGTGTTCCTAAAGCCAATAATGAAGAGCTTTGTCCCTCATTATTTGCAATATGTAAATTAGCCTTTTTTAATGTATCGTGAATCCCAATATTAAAAAATTCATTATTTTTTAATTCACATATTCTCTTTTCCAAGATAGGGATTAACTCTACATTTGGTTCAAACCATAACACCTTTGTAAAACCGTATTGTTGGTACCACTCACACTCCTCTCCAATATTGGCTCCAACATGAATGGCTCCTCTACAAGGCTTATCTAAATACTTATGAAGATCTGTTATTAGCATAATTATATTCTTATCCAATGTTCTGGTATAAATCCCTGTTCCTTAATTTTCTCTTCCTGATCATCTCTTAACCTCCACCTCAACGGAGCCATGGTCATTCCATTATAAATATCACCCACCATTGCCGCCCACCAGCTAAATGTACTGTTTGCAACAATCTTATGAGGACATAATCGCATCAAATCAAAAGATAGGTAATCAACTTCGTTGACAAAGACAAAATGACTTCCTATAAAATTTTCCTTACACCAAGTAACATCATCAGAAAAGACGTAAACCTTCCCTTCCACCTTTTTTTCAACAAGCATGTCTAATGCCTTAGCATAATATTCTATTGGTAATAAATGATGTCCTTTAGTCAAGTAATCCCCCCGACGAACATGTAATGCAATAGACTCACTACAGACTATCTGTTCTTTCAATTCAAGATACCTTTCGGTATATAATTTTGGACGAACTTTAAAGTGCTCTCTTAATAAGGGTAAAACATTTTGTACATACCCTTGATGTTGCCAATAACCAAAGAAGTTGACATCTTCCATGGTTAGGTATTCTGGATTAAATGTATAGCCTTCTGAATCGGATTCATGAATAGTTTTTTTGTTCATAAATCCTCCAACCGAAATATCTGTCCTAAACTTATTTAACGCAAAGGGACGTGGAGGATCCGCTGGTTTTGCAAACCAAGATAGATCATAACAAACCTTAATTCCATTTGCCTCCATTGATTTACCAAAGGCATACTGGAACATTTGATTTCCTAATCCCGCATATATTTTTACAACATTCATTGAAGTAATTCTTTAACTGTGGTTTTCCTGAATTCAATAATTGCACTATCAGGACATGCATTAATGATCTCAACTCCTATCTTTTTAGCGTCCTCTGCAATGTACTTAAACCTCCTTAAAAATTTATCAAAGGGCAATCCCATTCTTCTTCGTTCCTCAACAATCTTACCCCTCAAATATATATCATGCCAATGTTGGTAGTCCTCTTTACTTAATTTCATATCAAACCCCAACAAAATAATTCTCTTGGCTCCTAAATGTACGGCTAAATTAATTGCCGCCGAACCTGAATTCCCATTCCAACTTACCTTGTTAGGATGTTGACTTAACCCTCGTGGATGTTCCTTGTCTTTATCAACATACTTAATCCACTTCTGTTTATTCTGATGTGGTTCACATGTAACCTTTACTCCAGGGAATTTGGATAATTCGTTTACATACCTCAAATAAAATCCAGTGTCTCCATAAAAAACCATGTCAATCCAATCCCCTATCATAAAAGCCACATTAACTCCTATTACATGTTTGTCATGTATTCCTTTCATGTATGGAGAGTAGACGCTGGGTGGGGAAGTCCTATCAGTAACACTCTTAACAACTTCAACAGGTATGTCAAATTGTTCAGTTACGGAAGGACCTCCTCCAATGATCCATACGTCACCACCATCCCATATTTTAGGAATAGTCCACATTTTATTCAGTCAAGGTTTCAATGAACTTGTCAGCCTTCTCCTTTGTCAACCCTTTCTCATTGAGCTTCTTCCCTTTCCCATTAAATACATCCCATACTCCCTCTTCATCCTCTCTCTCCTTTGCTTCGAAGGTAGGGAGGCTTCCAAGCATCTCTTTGTACTCCTGTATGGCCTTTGCATCAATTTTAATAATAACATCACGGAAGGCTTCGGGTACTTCTTCCTCGGTTGCTTCAAACACCTGATTCGGCTTGATTATCTTTTTTGATCCTTTTATTACCAGGCGGCAACCTCCACCACCTATTTTCCTCCAACGATAAATTTCATTGGGTTCTTCTGATTTTTTATTTTTTCTTTCCATAATCGTATAAATTAAAAAATGACTTGATTAGTCAATAATTTTTAAGCCATGTGGATAATACCACAACGACCGTTCTGATCTGACCTGATCTGAGGAACCTGAATGGTCATTACTTTGAATTTAGTAATCATCCCTCCTTCTTCCCCCCACTGAATATTCTGGAGACCTAAACCACGTACAAGACGTACAGTCTCTTTATTCATCTCAACAAGAAGAACGTTATCAGCCGGCAGAGAATCAACAACCTTTATACCTTCTATCTTGGAAATCTTCAAAATCCTTTCACGGATTGTTGTTCCAGGAGTAGTGGCATCGTAATCCTCATCAATGACTGTCTCATAATTGGAAGGGATGTATAACATCCAAGGACCATAATGATAATCATTAAGACTTAGTTGCTTCATCTCCAAAACCTGGGAAACAATGGTGGCTCCGGGAGTTGCTAAATCGTCCCAATGAGTTCCAATTGCTTTGATATTCCTGTCCGGGAAATTGATGTAACTATAAATCTTGTTACGGCTTCTGCTATCCAGTTCACCAAATGCATAAGAGGTGTCCGTAAACAGCATGTTTTCCAATTTTTCAGCTACCTTCCTTGCAGCCCTTTCAGCTGAAGTTGTATCCAGGGGATTCCCCATATTACGGCTGGCAGCCAATACCCTTGCGTTAATCTCATAATCAACGTGTATGATAGGTATCGGCAAGTAGTTATGCTGGTAAACAGGACGATCCCCCTTTGAACGTGTAATTCCGTCCATTGTGAGATCAGCCTCAAAAGCATCACTTACATCATGCCATTCAAGAACGGTTGTTGCCATTGCATTCCCAAGATTGTAAGTCAGGCCTTTTTCAATAAGATCCTGAACACCATTCAACCGGTAACGAGCAACATCCATAACAGCTTCATCAAGAGCCTTCCACTCATCCCTCTGGAGAGTAGCAGTTGCGTTTGTCTGTAACGGAACAGCCTTATAACTTTCTTTCTTAGTCGGGTCACCCGTACATACAGTCATGTAGGCTATTCCAGTTGTTAAGTCGATGAAGGGTTTCATCCTCCCTACGTCAAGGCGACCTCTGTTTGCCAACATGTTGGCTACAACACCCATCGTCCTTCCATCGGCTCCAATAAGGTCAACTTTAGCACCTGTGCGTTTCATATAACTTTCCTCCTTTTTTTATGTTATAACTAAATTATTTGAATAAGAACACGAGGATTGTAATATGCTCCACCTTCACTGGATTCAGAACCTTCAGGAAGGCTAGAAAGATTCACTGCCTCAACAGCAACACCAACAATAACTCCGCTGGTGTATTCCTGTACTTTTCCTTCCCCATTGGACTCAACAAAGTCACCAATAGCAATATTGGCTTCATCTTCCAGTAAAGCGTATACAATATCTCCACGTCCAGGTATCCAAACCTGTACCTGATCTCCAGCGGCATAATCATCATTAATCCCATTCCCCTGAAGTTCATCCTCAATCGCAAACATGAACGCATGCTTTCCAGCAGCAGTAGCATGTTCCTTTACAGTACCGGTACTGGTAAATTCCAGTAACGAACCGGGTGTAATTGCAGCATTAGCAACCTTCTCAATACGAACGTTTGAGTAGTTTGTTACTTTGATAGTATTTTTTGCCATATCGTTCTCCTTTCTTATTTACTATCAACAAATTTAACATCTGTAGGATATAAAGGTTCAACCCCACTGTCCTCGTTGACATGTAGTTCAGCACCTGCTCCTAAGGAATAATCTGCTGGAGCCTCATCCTCTTTCTTAACAGAGTTGAAGATCCTCTCAAGGTGTTCTTCACTCATAGTAACCAGTACATCATCAGGCCACAGTTCCTTACTGGTATTTGCCTGAATCCCTTTAACCAAATTCTCCCGCCTCAGTTTCATCTGCTTCTTACCATAGGCAAGTGCTGCAGCATCTTCTGGAGCAAGTTTGTTCACATCGATTGTTTTCTCAACCGTCTTCTCGATCACCTTTGGGGTGAGTCTGTCAAGAACGGATTCTTCCTGAGTCATCAACCATTCCCGATCTGCTTCTTTCCAGCCAGAGTCCTTATTTGAAATCAAGGCTTCGACCTTTGCAAGGCAGTTGGGACAATTTTTCGCATTTGACATAGTTTTGTCCTCCTTTTTATGATTAATACTAAACTTAGTTCGCTGAACCGTGTTTGCCACGTATTCAACCTTTTTACGCACTTCTTCAGGATCTCCACTCAATTCAATAACCCCGCTATTGAAAGAGTAACCCTGTTTGTACATCTTGGATTCGCCAACCCTAAAATGAACAGCATAAACCAAATAATCCTCATACACCTCTTCAAGCATATGATAACTATCATTGGTATCCATACCATCCAATTTACGACGAGCGGCGTCTACAAGTTCTTTGTACCCCTCATTCGCGATGACTCCCTGCATCTGGGATACAGCATAGCCCTCGGCGTTTAAGGTTCTCATCGTTTGAAACACTTCTTTTTTCACATTTTTTCCTCCTTTCTTATTGTTAGAACGAAGCCCACAACCATCCTCTACAGAACAAGCACCTGTCCCGCCGGGCAAGAGAGCCAAATGATCTGGCCTGTGATTCCTGGCTATCGCTTCATACGTTTCACCTTCCCATTCCCCTTCAACTTCTTCCTCTTCATTAAATACACCCACACTCACTTCCACTACCTCTCTCTTATTTATCATCGCAAGTGTCGGGGAGTGCACTTGCCTTAATTTCTCTTCATCAATCCAAACTTCAGCCTTGAGTTTATTACCATCAACATGTGTATGATACACACGCCCAACAACTCTACTATCAACTATGTCAGGGGCATTGGCCGAAACATTCTGTCCATCCACCTCAGGATGATCTACAATGACAGGAATACCATCCCAAGCTCCAGGAAATTTACCAAGTTCGGCTATGGTGTGTAATAATGGACCATGACTACCATTATGTACACCTTCCACCATCATTGTTACTGGAATAACCAAGTGCTTTTTTCCTTGATGCTGAGCAACAACAACTGTGTACGCTTCCTCAATTTCAACTGTATGTATAGAGAAATTCATATCCGTATTCCCTACAACACCATTTGCCTGCCTAATTGCTGAGGCATCACATTCACTTTCAGGCTTACCTTTTTTCAAACAAGCAGCACGAGCTGAATTTGCGACTTCCACCCAACGCTTCTTTTGAGCATCAGTTAGTCCTTTTTTGTGTTTATCAACATCTTTAACGGTCCATGGCATAACTTTGTCCTCCTATATTTTATTCATATTTAACCAAATCCTCAAAATATGGTAAAGCCATACACCTACAATCCGGGTGTAATGGAATCATATATTCAATTTCATCAAGTGTAAATATCTTTCCTTCCATTGAGGCACATTTTGGACACACTCTATTATCTCCTGCCGTTATCCATTCACCCTTTACAGTAACTCCAAGAACACCCCAATTCCTGTATTCCTGTATTGTTGCTAAATGATGTGCTCGTATAATTCCAGTACGTGATAATAATGTTGCTCTTTGTAAGGCAGGGATAAAACGCCCTATGCTATCCTTTAGGGCAAGATCACCTAAGTTGGATCCGTTTATAGCGGCAACAAGTTTGCGGGCGAGCAAGGCAGGCCCATCACCATCTGCCAAGCCCTGTGCTAATATTCTACTAATAATTGTATCCATATCAGCCGTTATACCCTTTAAATCACTGTATGCCCTGGCAAATATTAAACCAAGACGATCAATATGAAAGGGTAGACCCATAACAATATCAATACCTCCAGACTCATCAATGCTCTTAACGTCAAACCCAGCCTTTCTCATTTCATACCTGGCACGTATAACACCCCTCTTATAAGAGTCAAACAGATAAATGTTCATCCAGTTATCTTCAACAGGTCTTCCTATCTGTCGTAAATGCCCTACCTCCAATATGCCATTATCTACTTGTTCATTTAACCACTTCATAAAAGCCTCCAGCTTGTCAGCATTCCTTGCATAGTTAAACTGTTGCCAACTTGGAGGAGTCATTTGATGTAACACTAATTTATCTTTAGACAAACCAAAACAATCCTGTCTTACAATAGCAACGACAACCAACAACAACAATTCATTAAATCGTTGTTTCATAGCGTTGGAAAAAACTTTCCTCAACGTCGTTGTGTGCGTTGGATCATAGCTTTTGACAAGGCCTTTTGATATGGTTATCTCCTCTATCATTCTTTCGTTGTTGACGTTGTTCGTTTCATCTTAGCCTCAGGTAATGCTGGGGTAACACTTGCTTTCGCTTCTGCCTCAAGTTTCAACATTTCCTTTATCTCTTCCATTATGTCGGACTTTTTCATCTGTTCCATAAGTTCAATCTGCTGTCTACTGAATCCTAAGAATTCCTGTAAGAATCCCGCCGGTGGAACAATAGCCATCTCCATAGGATTGTAAGAATACTCCCGTAAGGCACTTGCTCTTGCCTTTCCTATTTCAACTCTTTCTTTTTCACTTATTGCAAACAGATCAGCCCAATCAACATTATATTCATCCGTTGGTGTTGGTAAAATATTTAATTCAATAAGTCTATCTATCAACGGTCTCATAATATGTGGCTCGGCAAAATCCTCTCTTCGTGACTTCACATAAGTCTTCCATTCGTCAGAATCCTGTACACTTGACAATTCACCACGTTCACTTCCCGATAAAATACGTTTGGGAATTCCTTTATCCGCTGAAATTAATGTTAATTGAACATCCACATGGTTTTTTGGGTCACTAATTGTCTGTTGTAATTCCTTTAAAGTGATCCCTTCATTAACTATTATCCTTCTCAAATAATTTTCATACTCATCTATCTGATCTACAAATTCCTCTTCTGCCTCAGGAGTCAATGTAAAGTCTTTATCAACAACTCCCTGGAATCCAGGACGAGCACCTCTCCAAAACATTTCAGCATCACCTCCTACTATTTTGTCCAAATCCATCAATCTATTATAAATAGATTCTAATCTAGGTGAGCCAAATACATCCGACTCCAAAGAACCATCAACAATATGGATAATTCTTGAGTAATGAACTTGCACAGTGATAGTTGATGTACTTACTCCATTTGACATATCAGCCACTTCAATTTCATACATTAAAGGTTTTCCATATCTTTTATTTTTTGGATTAGTAATGTATGAAGCTATTTTAGCACTCTTTTCACTGAAAGGCTTTAAATATAAAAGTTTTCTTTTCCCTGGCTTAACTGGTTCTTTAAAACCTAATTGATTACTTACATCATCAAGCCCTAACAATATCACTCCATATCGACCGATACCTGTTAACCTATCGGCACGAACAAGAATACTCTTAATATCAAGATTCCAATTCAATTTTCTCCAAGCCTTTTCAAAAGGAGTCTCTTCAGCTTCGTCTGTTTCAATAAGTTCCAAATCCCCTTGCCAAGTGGCATTAACAGGACGATCTATTACTGCTTTAGCAATGTCCTGACGGATGTACCTACCAAGATAATCTTCAAATTTTAAAGTATTGGCTGCTGGATACCCCAATGCTTTATAAATATCACGCGAACCATCATATTGGGTACCTAGTTTTGTAGCCAACATCATTCTACTGACCAACTCACTGGCAAATGTTCTAATTTGACCACTATTGGTTAGAATAGATCTTCCCCCTTGAATTGTTCTTTTCATATCCTTAATTTTATTCCGATTTGCAAACCATTGTTATATGTGATATACGGCGCATTGCTTTGAAAGATTTTCATTCCCATATAGACCAGCCCTGCACCGACAAAACCTCCAAACATGCTATTGCCTAAGTCCCTTAACTCAACCTTTCCACCTGTACCATAATCAATCAACTCCTTTCCTCCCGTTGCAAGTGCTGTTATACCTACCCCGATTAATGCTGACTTCTCAGGGGAATGCTCAAAGTAGATTGACCCGACCCATGTCCCCCATGCACCTGCCAATGTACCAACCATTAGATGCAGTTGCTTATCGTTTAGCTGTTGAGCTGTGCAATTAATGGCAATAAGGGATAATATGATTAAGATGTTTTTCATGCGAATAATGAGGGTAACAATTCATCATAATGGTAAAATGTCATATTCTTTGAAAGTACATATTCAACAACTGCCTTTAATGTAGCCCATGAAATATTCATCGCATTAGCTGTATCTGCAATCTGGTGACCATGCAATAATAGGATATTACCGTTTGCCAACGCATCATCTACCATTGCCTTATACTGATTTAACGTAAAATCTGTATTATCAAATGGGACACTAAGAATAAATTGATTTGTTCCGTCATACCTTGAAAATGGGGATAATGATGATCTCACAAGTGTAATCCCTTCAGCTAATAAAACATTTGTCACGCTTTCAACATGCTGCGAACTTGGATAGCCAAATGTTTTTACGTTAATACCAAATTCTGCATTTAGTGCTGCGATATTTGGCGCAACCTTATCATCATAGTATTCCTGTGCCGTTTTTCCTCCGGCAAGATAATCAGGAGCCGTGGCTGTATCTATTGAGTGAGAACAGACTGAAGCACCGTTCAGTATATGTTTTTTCAATTCAGCCAAAGACGCTCCTCCGAATGATACGCCCTCAGCACAAGCGGTGTACTTCATCCCTATTGACTGAAGACCTGGAATCTCTGCATTTAAAGAAACATCAGTATAATCATCGAATGAAATAGCAACTCCTGCTGTTACTGCTGTGGCTTCTATTCTTCTGCCTATTTTTACCATAAATTTCCTTACAGCTTCCCAGTATAAGATATTGGCAGCATCGGTTATCCCTGCACCTACCGAGGAATAGCCTACTGTCCCATTTCCATAAGCAATAGTTGCTCCATTTCTTGACCCTATAAAAATACTGTTAGTGGGTAATGCTCCTGTATCTGACCCGGCATTTGATGTTAGCTTCTTCCCATTTTTAAATGATGATAAATAATTAACTGCGGTTCTGCTCCCAACCTGTAACCCTTCTGCTGACGGAATAAAATCATAAACCGCATTAATAGCATCAGAATACATAACGGTATTTGTGCGATTGGTCGCATAGATGTAGGAATACATATACACTCCCTTCCCCGTCTGCTGACAGCCAATGAGTCCCCTTGTGCCTACCTCTCCTGTGTCACACATATATATAGCAAGATGTGTGTTATCTTCTGTCAGATGAGTTGCAGGCACTAAATGAGTATCAGCATATTTTGAAGAGTTATTAAGGATATAACCGGCTGAAGTATGATCTCCGGCTGCATCATCGGCAAAAGTCAATCTAAAGGCTGCATCTAAATCTCTCGGATCAATGAGATTAAATTTTTGTTTTGCTGTGGCGCTTCCTAATAACGGGTAAGAAGCCCTTAAAACAGAACTTGCGGGGGTGTCGAAGTTTATAAAGTCAGCCTGAGTTGCATTTATAGCTTTCAGATCAGTAACAAACTCACTTACCGCTTCTTTCTCAGTAGCATCACTCAGGCTTGCAGCTGCAATGAAAGCAAAAGCATTAGTGTCAAATGTATATTTTGAAACCGTATTACTTGCGGTGCTTTCATAGGTACCCTTATAAGCCTTAACATAAAACCAATATTGAGTCGCTGCCGTTAATCCCGTCACCTGCTTTGTTGCTACTGCTCCAAGTACGGTGCTGTTTTCTGTAAATGTCACCCCGTCTGTTGAAATATATATACGGTGTCCATCGTGGTTAGTTGAACCGATATCAAAGTTAAGAGTTGCTGCCGTGTTAGAGTCAACAACTACGGTAAGATTGACGGGTGCGCCGTCGGGAACAAGTGATACGGCAATGGATATGGCCGTACAATAACTTGAATAATGAGTACCCTTTATTAGTCTTATCCGGTAATAATAAGTTCCTTCAACCGTGAAATTTTCATCCGTATATGTCTCAAGTGTTTTGGTTATCTGAGCAATCTGAGCATAGTCACCCCCGCTTAGTTTCCGCTCAATCAAAATATAATCCCAATCAACAGTCCCATTATTTACCCATGTCAGGGTAACATCATCATCAGTCTGCACAAGTGCCAGAGTGGATACAAAACGGCTTAACCAGTAATAATCCCAGTTATAAGCTCCACTACTTACAATTGTACCTCTGACATTAAGTCCTACTATGGTCCCTACCACTGCACTCATGACGGATCATTTTCTAATGCTGATTTAATACTATATTTTCCATAAGACGGAGTGTAAACATGATCACTGCCATCCCAAATTTTAGTCTCAAAACTATGATTTCCTATTGGATATAACTTTGAGTCCTCATTCAAAATTTCGTATGTTATTTCCAATCCGTCAATAACTCCAGTTAATGTATCCACTTCTACCCCATCCTTAGTCATTATGTACAATTTAGCATTATACCCTATAAGGGAATCCAATCCCTCAATAGTTTCCACAAGAGTATCCGAATCCCCCTGCTTAAGAGTTAATGTTGTTTGAGTAGACATCGTTATAGATTTTGACTATTTACTTTCTTCAATCCTCCGTATATTAACAGCCTTTAGGCCCTTTTGTCCGTTTTCAAGTTCAAAACTAACCTGATCATCTTTCTTAACCTTTCCTTTTTCTACAATCCCTGAAAAATGAAAGAAGTAATCTTTGTCCGCTTTTGCATCTTTAATAAAACCGAAGCCTTTGTTTTCATTAAAAAATTTAACTTTTCCTGTGTTTTTGATTGAATTTGCCATTTTAAATAAATATTAAATTAAGTAATGCGTCTTGGAACCCTCTTATTCACCAACTTACCAAAAGCACCACTGGAGGAGTCTACTTGGTCCTTATAAGTACTATATGGAAAGAAACGGTGCTCTTCAATAAACTTATGATTCCACTCTGCTGACAACAGTGAAACTGCTCCAACGTTTACCTGTACTGAATAAGGATCTGCCCTATATGTCTTATCTCCAGTGGGACGTTCTGTCTTAACAACAAACCCTGCAAGATTACGAACAGTACCATCAGCAGAATCTTTTCCACTACTCCCCGGTTCTTGTTCAACCCATACAGTGACTCTGCGACCGTCATTTATAGCAGTTTCCTTTATTATAGCTTCCCTCTCGTTCGTGCCCCACCGACCCCTCTTCACGTCTTCCACTAACCATTGACCATTACTTAACTTGCTCATCTTAACCCCACAGGTGTATGCACCCCCATCTTGGGTTGCAGCCTTATCCCAATACCTAAGTGATGCTTTTACATGCTGTAATGGAGGCATGGTTGTCATTATTTGAAAATGATCTACCTTAAACATCCCTCCTCCAGGAGGTGTGGGATCCTGACCAACTTGACCAGCATACCCATATTGACCAAGGTCTGCTTCCAAATCGTGTAGGGAATCCCATGTCAACCTATTTACATCAAGTAGGTCATTTTTATAATATTTAATAAGTTCGGGAGGATTCACTTGCTTAGCATAATTTCGAATCTCACCAGGTAAGCAAATGTGTTTTATATTTTTCTTTTGTTTGGCAAGAATATGACCAGAAGGATCATCCTGATGTAATCTCTGCATTATAAATATTGTTGGAGTAACCTCTTTGCTGGTTTTACGAGTAGGTAGTGTTTGCTCACACCATCTGTTTGCAGTTTCCCTATCCTTATCTGAAATAGCCTCTGTTGGATTAAGGGGATCATCAACTATTAATATATCCCCATGAAACCCCATCAATGTACCACCTACAGACGTACTATACCTACCTCCACCTGTTATAACCCTACCTTCTCTTCCGGGAATGATTGTCCTTCGTTTGACAACTTTGAAGTTTGACTTGGTGTCTTTATCCGGCTTTATGTCTAACTCAGGGTAAAGCTCTTGGAATTGGGCACTGCGTATCAAGTCGCGGCAATACTCAGCGGACTCCATGGATAGTGCTGATGAATAGGACGCAGTAATAAATCTCATCCAAAACCATTTGGTCCAACACCAAGCAGGGAACATGATAGAACACGTTATCGTTTTTGTAGTACCGGGTGGTACATTTATGATGAGGTCATATTTTTTAGGTTCTCGTTTGGCAACCCTCTCTGCAATTCTCTCCAACTCGTTACATAAATACTCAATATGCCAGTTATGTTGAAACTTATGGGGAGAAGTAATGTCCCAGAAATATTGAAGAAAGTGATACAGTGATCGGTTATTTAATTCCCGTACCACTGCCTTTGGATTGCTCAAAGCGGCTTCAAGAGCCTTTGTCTTTGGCATCCTTGTTCGCACCATTTCAATTGTCTGTGACATGTGCCTCCAGTTGCTTTAAGCCGAGTTTCTTGACTAACATCAACTCTTCAGTGGAAAGTCCTGTTAAGTCAAGTTTCATAATATTAACGTTTGTTTGCATAATTTCTGTCCTCTGAACGTCAGCCCACTTTTCCCTCTGACGTAAACTGAGCCATTTGTGTGCAGCCCAACTATCTGCAGGGACGTGACGTGTAACTGTTGATGTGAGTGGTTTCCCTTTCACCATTACCGTTCTTTCTTCCTTGTACGTGTATCCCCTTGCCCTCTTGAAAAATGATGCCGCGATTTCAGCGTCAGCTTTCATCTTCCCTTCGTTCAACATTTCACGGAAACTTTGTTTCGTTCGCTTCCAGTAATCCAATGTATTAATGTCAATCCCCATGACATCTGCAATCTGCTTATCCGTGGCACCAAGCAATGCAAGTTTGAATGCCTGCAATGGCCTGTCCTTATTCCATCTTATCACATAATGATTTTTCATATCACTTCCACATTGGTTTGTTACACGTGTCATCTAATTTTTAAATCTGTTATGACTACTAAGTTAAATGTTTATTTGGAAACCACAATGTGGAGTACCCAAATATTTTTTTAATGGTCCTCTAAGCCATTGTCAATGAATGACAATGAAATCTAATTTATATTCGTTATAAATAAATGTTTACCACTTTTTGTCCTCTTTTCCGTGGTGTATATCAATTTAAGTAATGCCCGTTTCCTGACGCGATTTTTACCGTTTTTTGCCGTTTTTGTTATATATAGACATCGTTTTTTGTTACCCTTTCCAGTGCATTATGTGAATATGTTGTTTGGAGGTGCATTTTCCCTTCCCAGCCGAATTGACTTTTACAAATTTTTGCACAGTACATTGATTTCCGATTTATTTTTGTACGTTGGCCAAGTGTGCCTTCGACAGGCATTTCAGTTCACGGGCGGCGAAACCGGGGGGCAGGGGCGTGATCTCTTATTACATGTACATTTGTAGGCTTACATGCCTTTGCGTACGTGCACACGCCCTATATCACCCACATCACCGTGATTTACATACCCTATATATGTTAGTAACCTCTAACTATCTTCCAACTATGGAGGGATGCGTATATGTTACCTTTTTGTAATTGATTTTAGCAATACGCCACTACATGGCACATTGCGGGGCATGTATTTCCTCGTCATATGTTATAACTAAACTATGCCACAGTTGGCATACGTCCTTGTTATGGAGAGTTGCGTATACTACTTTTTTGTTATGCCAGTAGCCCTCCATAGTAGGTACACCCCTCCTATTTTAGGCTTACGTCACTGTTTATTGTTGTTTGTCATATCAAAACGCCCCTGTCACATGTCGCCCGGGCGCCGCAGTTTTTGGCAGTTTAATATACATTTTGGCAGTTTACCACGTTTTTGATATATGTTTATTACATGTTTAATAACGTTAACAATGTTTCTGGCAGTTATTTATTTATATCACTTATCGTATTTGACATTTTTAATATGTAACAAGGAAGGCGTTTTATTAGTGTTATTATATGTTAACTTGGATAGTCATACGCCACAGTCAGCCCGTTATATATCAAATTATCCCTTTTAATAATAAACATTAAAGTCAATTTAAGTGGATAGTTACTTATTAGTTGTTTACATTATTATATTTATTGCTATTTCATTTATTGACAGTGGCTTATAACATTGTGTGGCATATAACATGTTTATTGACAGTGACATACATTTATTAGTGGACGTTTTATTAATTAACTTGTTAGTTGGCAAGTTTATTTTGTTGTGTTTATTAGTGTTTATTAGTTGTTTTGGCGTGTGGCATGTTTATTATGTTGACATACAGTGGATTAATTATTTGTTGTTTTTTGTTGGAGCATGTAAGTCACAGTTAATTAGTGGAATACGTGGATTATGTGGAAATTTGTTGTTTTGTACAGTTATTAAGTATAATTTCCACTTGTTTATTTTGTTAGTTACTTTGTTAACATGTAAACAAGCCGATATTGCGGGCGTTGCGATAGTTTATTTGTTGTTTTGTTTGTTATTACTGTACATTATATGTATAACACTACAAAATCCCTCATTCTCGCGCAAACGTGTTTATTATTAGTATGCCACATAATATGTTAATTTACAGTGGCTTAACTATGCCAATATAATATAACTAAATACTTAATAGTAATTGTATTTCACCTTATAGTGTTATTATACAGTTAATTACAGCCACTTTTTTAGTGTTTTTGGCTCAAAACTACACTATTAGTTACCGTTTCTCACGTTTTTTGTTTGTGCTCCAGGCGTTTTTTTACCCCTGTAATTAGTTAATTTACAGTTAATTAAAATTTATTTTACATTTTTATTAAAAATAATTGTAAAATCCCATTGTTAGTCCAAATAATAGTTATAACTTTACGGAGTAAAGTTGGAAATTTACACACGTTTTTTGAAGTACTGGGATACAATGTTTGTAAAGGGTTGGACAGCAGGGAATTAGGTAGTAAACTGTTAACACAATCCGAACTGAAAATGGCTGTAACCTGTTGGGAAACACGTAATTAGCCAACAATTTAAGTAACAAACAAGTTAACAAATGTACGTTTTTTGACATTTTGGAGGACTGGGATTTTTTAGTTATTATAATGTATGTAGCCATTTATTATAACGTTAACGTGTTAACAAAATATTAAGTTTGGCCATATTATAAACTAAATTATTAACTACCAACAAGTTATATGCCTAACGTGTAAAATAAAACAACAGTAAAAAATGCCCCAAACCCTGGAAAGTTACTGTTTTTTAGTTACTTACATAATATTATTATATAATAATAATTGTACAGTATCCACAAGTCAAGTAAAAGTTTGGAAATTAATTAGTTACAACGGCAAGGGCACAGTAATATATTGTTACAGAACAAATTACAGTATCCGAGAGGATATGTGTAATAAACTATTTTGGCGATCAAAATTGTGCCTACAACCCTCCCAATAATGGTGAGGTACTATAATTTTTTATTTACTAATTTAATTTATTTTTATTATGGAAACAACAAATTTAACACCCGCCGAAGGAAACAAAGTTAACGACGCTGAAAACGCTGGAACCCAGGAACTTAAAAGGACAAAACAAACAATTGCACAAACAAGTGCCAAAGCCAAAAAGTTACTGGAAAAAAGTAAAGCCAAAGCCGAAGCCGAAAAAGGGAAAGCTCCAGTAAAAGGAGCTCCGAAAGGCAAAGAGGACAAAAAAGCCCCTAAAAAAGAGGACAAAAAGGCTGACAAAAAAGCCCCTAAAAAACCAGTTATAACACTGGCAAGTAAACTGGACACTATTATAACAGCCGGTGGCAAGTGGGCGGATTTAATAGAGCAGTGTAACAATGCGTCCAAATCCCTTAAATATTCCACTCGATATAGTGTGGGAGGGATTAAAGCCCATATCAAATTCCGTACAGTAACACAGAAAAACCCGCAATACCTTGGTAATAAGGAAGTTACTGCCGATGGAATTGTTATTAAAAGGGCTAAAAAAAGTAACAAAAAAGCCGCATAACCTGGTAAGTTACTCAAAATTAGGGAGTTGGTCAAAAGCCAACTCCTTTTTTTGTGGCTATACTTTATTAATATAGTATGTAAACTAATTATTAACTAATATTTTTATAAAATGAAAAAATTCGACGTGGAAACCTGGGTAGTATTAGGATCATTAATAATATGGGTCATTATTTCCTTTTTGTTATTTGCCTGCATACAATTTGACTGGGAAAAAATGGCTGACATATTATTAATCCCATGGGGCTTTATTTGGATGACTCCCTTTGTGTTTATGGTACGTTCCAAAAAGTAAAAAGTAAACTGGATCATCAAAAGTGGTCCAGTTTTTTTATGGACTCCTGTATCGAGGCTGGGCTTAATATGTAACTAAATTATAAACTAAAAAACTTATAAAAATGGAAAGAAATTTGTCACGGATGTCTCGAGAGGATTTACTTAATGAGTACCTAAAAAGGTTAGGAACTGAAGTAAATCCTAAATTGCCCATTAGGCTTTATGAAAAGTCTGTTGAAAGAATGAGGGTAAAATTTTACCTTGAGTTTTTAAAAACCAAACTTTAAACTAAAAAAGTAATATCATGACTATGATTACAAACAAAAAAACTATAAGGTTTGTGGAAGTACAGGCACAGGATATTTCAAGGCTTCTCAAAAACTGTATGGAAGCCCTTGAATTAACTATCAATAAAAAACTGTACAAGGACAGTGGTGAAATGGAATATTTAGAAATGGCAATAAAAGGCATGGAAGAGTCCAGGGCTAATTTGAAAACTATTTTTGAATAAAAAGGAATATGCCAATTGTAAATGGTACCTGCTGAAATAATAGGCAGAGGTGGTTCGATTCCACTTATTGGCTCAACACTAATTAATTTTATTTATAAACAAACTAAAAAGCCAAAATTATGGACAAATCTGAAAGGATCAAAACAAGGGATGAGATCAAAAAAGAATTGACAGATCTCATCGAAGGACCATACTTCGGTAAAAAGAATGATTCCTATTTAACTCCGATTGGTAAAAAAGTTACTTTGACAAAATGGATTAAGGAAGAGGTTATCCTTTCAAAAATCTATACTGAAACCAATAGGAAACCACACCATGAACGATATTACCTTGGTGACTATATTTCAGTTGTGACGGTTGTCAATCAAAGGCGAACGGTTGAAGTAATGAAAGACATGAGAATGGAATTGAATCAAACTACAAATACCAAGTAAAATGAAAGAAATGTTATTTATTTACCGAGTAGGTGGTGTGGCTGGAGGCAATGTCACCTTAAGGGGAGACCTCTTCCAAATGACTATATTCAACTACGACGGGAGTGTACTCCGATTGGGCTGGTGTATGAACTGAGCCATTAACAGGCAGGTATCAAGGGCTTATTTGTATATTGTATAATTTTTTGTATAATATATAAGTAAGTCCTTTTTTTTATGACTTGTAACAAACGAATGAAATGAACGACTTGTTTTTTATGTTTAACCCGGGAGTGAATAAAAAAGCTCCCACAATACCAATTTATCATGACAAACATCAAAATGGTTCGCAAGGACAATGTTTTGACAATCACCGTTGATCTGTCAAAAAAGGGAACACCATCCTCAACTGGTAAAAGTTTAGTGATAGCCTCAACCAATGGCAACCAGCCAATCGAAGGAGGAGGGGACATCATGGTTGGTGTCAACGTGTACAAAAAAGTGAAATAGCACACCCGGCTGAACAGGTTAAAAGGACGCTCTTTATATGTAAGGGCGTCCTTTTTTTATGGACGCATGTAACTAATATGAACCAAAATAAAACCAAGTAGAATGAAAAAAATCATTTTTGTAACTGAAAAAATGGACGAGGCATGGGTAGATTTACTTTATGCCAATGAGCCTGATCTGAATGATCCTTACTTCCCCAAAGAGGTATTATGCATTGACGGGGAAATTGTGACTTTACTAATTACGGTTAATGATGTGCAGTACATTTGTATTTCCAATCCGAGAGACAGGAATACATGGTACCATGTCATAACAACTCAGGAAGCATGATGAAACGAACAAAGTGGACGACAATGCGACTAAAAAGGAGCTGTCCACCAAAAAGTAAGACCTACGTGGATGGAAAGGGTACTCTCCACATAGGATTATTAAATAGGTACCTACGTAAGGCTAAAAAACGAGGAGTCATGGGTTTGGAATTCTATGACTCTGAAAACGACATCCGAACTATTTTTATTTTCAAACAACCACTAAAAAGAACAAGATGAAAACAAGAAAATGGCAGTATGGTCCAACCATAATTAACTTCACATGTGAAGATTTTGAAGAGAATGGAACCTGGTTAGATACCTTGGTTTACATAAACGGATATGAAGTCTGTGTCATTGCTGGATTTGATATTAACAACTTTATCAATGACTACAAAAGTTTGATAACTAAATACAGAATTTGAAATGAGAATGAGAAATGGAACTTATTATTTAAACAATTCTGGCAGTCGCTGGATTGTTTATGAAAATGGCAAAAAGTCTACTATTACGTTGGAAACTAAGTCACATAATTTTGTTACCAGAACCGTAATTTATTACTTCTCCTTCGGCAATTTTGCTGGAGCCCTTATCTCCTATAAAGGAAAAAGAATCAGAGTTTTGAAATCAACTATTTTGGAGGACTAAAAAATGAAATCAATCACATTAGAAGAAGCCAAAAAATTGAGTCCAGGAGAGTGGATATACCATCGGACTGAAAGAGACTCCAAAGGTAATCCAAAGAGATGGAAAGTCTCTGGGAAACCTATTGTCTGGAAAAAGACTCCTGAAAGGGTAGAAGTTCCATTAAAATATGGAATGTACACCAATAGCAGGTTAACAGAAAGAAATCTTTATTACTTTTCACTAACAGATTATTAATCATGAAAGTATGGAGAGCTAAAAAGATGGTGAGAAGAGTTCAAAGTTTAATTCACGAACATTCTATATTGAACTCTTTAATAAAAAGTACCGAAGAATTGGCAAAAAGGCCAAATTACGACATGGATACATCCTATCTCCCAAATTACAGAAGGAGACTGGCAAGTATTGAAAAAACATTTGACGAAATCTTTAATACACCTGAAAAATGAAAGTACAAAAAATAGAATTGATAGAAAAGGCTCAAGACCTTATTATGGAAGCGATTGCTTTATTAGAAGTAGCCCTTCAAAAAGATGAGGATTCAAAAGAGTATCTTTTGAACCAAATCAAAACCTACACATCATCGGACTTCGGCTTTGTATCAGCCAATTTGAATATGGACGAGCTTATTTTGAAATATTCAAAGGATAAAGAAAAGATAGATATAGGTGAAGATATTATTGATATACTTTATAATAATAATTCTGATTGTTAAACCAAAAAACCCAAAAAAGATGAAAAAAATGAATTTAGAAATTGTTGTTAACCCTTCCATTAAGGATGTTATCTTAATTGATGGAGAACCTCTTTTAGGTAAGGTGAATCCTTTCACATCAGAAATGGTAGATGAAGTCGAAAAATGGTACAAAGAACTCCTGTTATCTACCATGGAGGAAGGTTTATCTGTTCATGATATTGTTGAAAAGGTTTTAAAAGAAAGAAAGGAAGATGGAATTGACTTAGCCAGATACATATTCCTTGTCGGTCAAATTCGAAGTCATTGTGATTCTGAACACAACATGTTCATCCTCTCCATGTTACTTGGTTGTAAGAGGGGAACTCCCACCACAGAAATTCTTTCCCTGCAAAGAAATTTTGCATTATCTTACCTGGCAAAGAAAGACAAACTTGATCCGTACGTGGAGATAAAAGCCAATATGATGACATTGATCATATATTCCAGCATACTATATTTGATGCAACACAAAGATGAAGCCGAGGCCTGTTCCTTATTACTTGCTTTACAAGGGTTTACACCCACAAATTAATTATTCTTTGTGAAAATTTGTTGGTAATAAAATTAGTTGTTAACTTTGTTTTTTATAAAATTGTAAAACACTATGAAAGAAAAAATTAGCCTTAATGAATTGAAAGAATTCTTCCGTGAACATTACGGATACATAGACATGGAATTGACAGACAAAGAACTGCTCGAGTTCTTACATGAAGCGAATAAGAAAGGGTATTCCCTACCAAGGACGGCAGATATGTTATCAGACCTTTTACTTGCCAGCGGGGCATTCGCTCAGGAATAATGAAAACTTTATCAGGCAAAAAGATTAGTGAATGTTACCTGTTCTACGAAAATATAATTGTGGTAGATAAATCAGGTAAGCAGTATTTTCTAAAAAAGGAACATCTCATGGACATAGTTACAAAAGCCATGAAGGAGGTAACCTTTGAAGTAACAAAAAAGAGGACGCGAACATGGTTAGTACCAAACATTAAACCAAGAAAACCAAAACATGGTGGAAAAAAGAGCAGTGATAGCACTAAATGAAAACAAGGATCGGGTCATTAAAATTATATTTTCCAATGATGATCTTGATTCCTTACACAAGGTACGGTCCCTTCCAGGTAGGAAGTTTCATTCTAAACATAACTGTTGGAGCACCCCTGTTCGAGACGATGTAATTCATTCATTAAAGAATTGGGGTTTTCTTTTAGACCAAATATTGGAAAAAAAGATAGCAAAGACAGATTATTCGGAAAAGATAAAAAATCTCTCCATACCTGGGTTAAAGAAAGAACTTCGTTTATTCCAAAAGGCTGGTGTACATTTTATTGAAAGACACAATGGTAGAATTCTACTTGCCGACGAAATGGGATTAGGTAAAACCATACAAACATTAGCTTGGTTACAATTACGAAAAGAAGTCAGACCAGCCATAATTGTAACACCAGCCTCTTTAAAATTGAATTGGGCAAAAGAAGCTATTGATTGGATGAAAAATCCACAGGTAGAAATCCTAACTGGACAAACACCTTGGACTCCCAGCGGTAAGATATTAATCATTAATTATGATATTCTTTCCTACTGGGTTCGTGCTTTAATGAAAATTAATGCCATGGTATTGATCACGGATGAATGTTATTATTATCAAAACACAACTGCCCAACGAACAAAACAATTGAAACTGCTTGCAAAAGGTATTCCCAAGTTTATTGCAATATCTGGTAATCCAATTGAGAATCGTCCAATTGAGATTTACAATGCCTGGAAATTAACCGATCCAGAAGGTTGTCCAGAGTATTGGGATTTTACAGGAAGATATTGTAAGAGACATAGAAATGGTTTTGGTTGGGATATGAGTGGAGCTTCCCACACCGAGGAATTGCATCAAAGATTAGTGGATACAATTATGCTCAGACGTAAAAAGGATGAAGTACTTACAGATCTCCCCGCTAAGACGCGATCATTTATTCCTATACAGTTATACAATGAGGCTGTTTATCAACGAGCAGAGGAGGACTTTCTCACCTATATCAGGGAAACAAAAGGGAGGGAGGCTGAGGAGAGGGCTTCGAGGGCTGAATCCTTTGCCAAAGTTGAGGTATTAAAACAGCTGGCTGTGGAAGGTAAAATGACTGAGGCTATAGAATGGATTGATAACTTTTTAAAGTCTGGCAGAAAGTTAGTTGTATTTGCTGTTCACAAATCTGTAATAAAAACTTTAATGACAAAATTTGGTGACATTGCTGTTAAGGTGGACGGAAGTTGTAATGCTCCAAAAAAGGAAGAGGCAAAAGTTCAATTCCAAACAAATCCAAACATTCGTTTATTTGTAGGGAATATTAATGCGGCCAGAATGGGGCTTACATTAACTGCTGCACATGATTTAGTATTTCTTGAACTTCCTTGGACTCCTGGTGCCTTAGGGCAGGCGGAAGACAGAGTACATAGGATCACACAAACAAAAGGAGTAGTCATTTATTTCCTACTCGCACTTGGAACCATAGAGGAAAAGATAGCCAAGTTACTGGACAAAAAACGAAAGGTTCTGGATGCCATTCTTGATGGTGTTGAAACAACGCAAGATGATTTATTATCAGAGTTAATTTCGGAATATAAACAATTAAAACCAAGAAAGAAATGAAAAAAGGATTCAAACTTTGGTTCTTAAACGTGCTTTGGAGGATGCAGTTTAAGAAGGGGGTATTCAATGGAAAGAAAGGATATCATTGTACAGAATGTGTCTGTGGAAATTACTTCTCCTGTAATGACTTCCATTGCCCTGTTGAAGAAGAACCATATGGCAAAATGGTTTGGAAATTTAAAAACGATTGGTTAATCAAAAAACTTAATAAATGGAGAACATCAATTTAATTAGAAAAGTTGCGTGGTCATTTCATTATACAACAGGATTAGATTGGGATGATCTCTTTCAAGAAGCTGCATATGCATACTTGGAAGGAATAAAATCACATAATCCTAAGAAAGGAACAATATCCACCCACATGTGGGTATGTATGTCTAACCATTTAAGAAACTACATCAAGGAGCAGGAATATTATAACTGTACTTCACCCTTTGAAGAGGGGTACGATTTTCCCACTGACTCTAATGACTTCTTTGATAGATTAACCGAAGATGCTCAGACAGTTGCACGAATGGTTTTATCCTCATCAAAGAAATTTGTAGTTTTAGATAAAGAAGAGGCTGAGGATCGATTGGTGCGTATATTAGCCAAACAGAGATGGCCAGCAGAACGTATATGTCAAGCAATACTAAATTTAGAACAAGCATTTGAATAAATAAACGAATTGTATAATAAATTAAAAATTTAAAATTATGGCACGAATGAACAATGAACTTTTTCATTTCCTCACATCGAGGAATATTTTTAAAGGCTATTCTCCAACCGAAGTTGCTTCCCAGGCAACTGAAAACAGGAGGAAAGAACGTCAAAGAGGAACCCTTGTATGGTTGTCCAAAGGATGGAGGACACTTCCTGAAACTGGACTCAAACGTGTAATAGGAAAAGGAACCTATATCAGAAGTCTTCATGGCAGATTAAAACATGACAGAAATATTTATAACGAATAGTCATGGCAATATTTGATTCTGTCTTCGGTAGATTTGAGAGGGGAGGTTGGGTTATTGGTGGTTATGTTCCTTCCTCTACTGATGAAATAAAAGATCTGATTGATAAGGAAATTCGTAATGCCACAAGAAAACAGGTATTGAATTGGAATAAGACATTCAGAATTGATAAAGTCAAAGGTGACTTAACCACCTATCAAAAGATGAAAGTATTCACATTTTTACATAACCTTGATAATGCAAAAATAATTGAATTATGAGCAGTAAAGAACAATTCAGAGATGCTCTTCATAGAGCGAATGATGCCGTTCATAGATTGTCTACAGAAAAAGATAAATTGGAAAAGGAGAACGGTTCCTTAAGAATACAAAATGAAAATTTATCTCAATCTAACAGAGATCTCAGAAAAGAACTTTCCAAGTTCTACGACAGAAAATGGTGGCAATTTTGGAAATAAAAACTATATGATACCAACAAACTGGATAAAAGGAAATTCAATTGCCTCATACTTTTTAAGGCAGGTTGAAAAAAATAAAGATGGAGAGATCATTTTAAGAAAATTATACAAATGTGCTTCCATCAGAGGAAATAACCTATCCGTATTCTGGATTGATGTTTGTAACAGGGAAATGAGCATGGCATTAAAATTATGTATCCACTGCCCCTGTAATATACTTGAAGAAGCCTGTTCAAAATACGACGGCTCAGGAAAAGAACTTGTAAAAAAATATTTAGAGGAGACAAAAGTATGAAAGAAAAAATTGTTAATCTCATCACCAATTATCGTAGTAGAATAGCAAAGCTACAAAATACCATAAACTTTTACGAAAGAAGTGGTAGGGCAGGAGCCTGTATTAATATCTCAGGAAAGATTGAAGCATATAATGCAGTAATTAAAGATTTAATGGAGGTTATTAAATGAAAACAATCACATTCAAACCCGAATTTGAAAAGAAACTCAAAGAGTTGAAAGTCAAGACAAAGTTTGTCAATGCCATTGCGGTACATAATCATAAAATACACATGCTTGTTAGAGAAAGAGTGGATATTATAAATGATTGTGAGTCTTTCCGTGACTTTATTAGGAGCGGATTTATCTGGTCCGAATCAAAGGAAGGTTTCTTCTTTTGGCACGATATAGCAAATTCATAATGGACATAGTTCAACTGTATATGGATTATGGTGTTGACTTTAGAACGGAAGGTCACAAACACTGCCGACCTGGTTGGGTTAACACTCCTTGTCCTTTCTGTATAAGTGAACAAGGTCACGAAGGATATCATTTAGGTTATGAATTAAGCAGTGATCATTATTATTGTTGGAGATGTGGATGGCACCCAGCCTTACAAACCATATCAAAACTTATAAATTTATCAGAGACCGAAACCAGAGGGATAATCAAAGGGTATGGACTTATCGTTTCTAAGCCTCCAATTAGTTTGACAAGCAAAGTTAATACCAAAGACTATCGAATGCCCTCTGGTATAGGTCCTCTTGAAAAGAATCATATAACATATTTGGAAAAAAGAGGCTTCAATCCCTCCCAATTAATACGAGATTGGCACATCGTTGGTACAGGACCTATGAGCACGTTAGACGGGCTCTCTTATAAGTTTAGGATAATAGTGCCTGTAATATGGGAAGCCCGCGCAGTCTCCTTTATTTCACGTGACATCACAAACAAAAGCAGTTACAGGTATATAGTATGCCCAAAGGAGCGGGAATTAATACACCATAAACACATTATTTATGGAAAACAGGAGGATTGGACTGATGTCGGAATCTGTGTTGAAGGTGTTACTGATGTATGGCGTTTCGGTAGTATTGCATTTGCTACATTTGGTATTGAATATACTCCACAACAAGTTCGAGTCATAGCAAAAAACTTCAAACGGGTGTTCATTATATTTGATGACGAACCTCAAGCACTTAATCAAGCAAACAAATTATCAGGAGACTTAAAGTTCAGAGGAATTGAAAGTAAAGTTATTTCAATAAGGGGGGATCCTGCAAGTCTATCACAAAAGGAAGCAAATTATTTATTGAAACAATTATTAATAAATCGAAAATGATTAGAACAAAACAACCAATTAAAGTAACCTTGGAGACAGGGGAAGTTAAAATATTAAATATTTCTAACTCTTTATCAGATAAAGAAATTATATGGTTACTTCATTTGGTATACGGAGCACAAAGTTGGTTAGAATATAAAATAAAAAAAGCAGTATGAAAAGAACTAAATTTCCTATTCGAGGTCGGTTTACTTTCAAAAACTATGAACGTACAGGAAGGTTTAGATCATTTGATCCAAAAGGATGCCATATTAAATTGAGAGGAGAGATTGTTGGTTTTATTCAAGAAAGAAAATCATACGGTTTGCAACCAAATGAAGTACTTTTGGACAGATTCTCCATATCTTTTAGGCTTAATAAAGAAGACATTATGGAAGATGGAAATTTTAATTGTGTTTGGAAGAACGCTACCTTGGCAAAAAAGGCAGATAGTTTGAAAGATGCAAAAGAATTTATACTAAAATTTAATGATGAAATTCAAAAGAAGTTCAATATTTATTTAAAAACAGATTAAAACCATGAAAATGAACAAAATTGATTTAATTAAGGCAGGTGCCGAGTTGAATTATGTACTCGGTTTAGAGAAACCTAATACAGGCGAACCAGGGGTAGACATCTATTCTTCCTCTGAAGAACAATTAAAGGAGGATATCCTCTTTGCTTCGCATCTGATATGCGATGCAGACACCTTTACTCCAGAGACCTGTTTTGTACTGGATGCGCTAAAGACTGAAAAAGAGAGAAAAGAAGGATTTAAAAGAAAAAACCCTCCTTCAGCCACTCTCACTCCAGCCAAGAACACAGCAATAAAGGAAGTGCTACGTCAGGCTGCAAATTGGCAGGAACTTATGACTAAGGCAGAAGCAAAAGATATTACATATGGTAATGCCAGAGAACGTGTAATTGAACGAATATTCAAATCACTTGTAGGAAAACTATAAAACCATGAAAAGGACAAAATTCTCAAAACCGTTTGTGATTACTGATGTTGAAGGAGTTCCTATCATCAGGCAACCAGCGCCCGGTACTATTGTTACACATACAGGATGGCATCCAGGACCAGGAATCCTAAAAGGATATCCTTGCGATGTTTATATTGTTGATGGTCATTATCAAGTAAACGGCAGGCTCTCAAATTACTTCCATTGGAGAAGAGTTTTAAAAGACTCAAAAGGTCATATTACCTTAGGTAAGACAGTATCCGGATACGGATCATTTCATGAATGTAAAACGAAATATAATATTAAAGTTCAGGTAAAATAAAACAGTAAAGATGAAAACTAAAATTAAAAATAATAAACAAGGTGAATGCGGATTTTTTTGTTTTAAATATTGGATTGGATCAGGCTGTGATAATTGCTTAGATCACCATGTAAAAAGAAATAACGCAACCCGCAAAAACAAGTAAAAAGTAAGATTATGCAAGAATATTACAATGTCAGAAGATTAGCCTTAGTATTAGCTATTCAGGCTGAAATAGATGGAATGAAAGTTAAAAACTTAACTGATCCTGGAACTTATAATGAACAACAATTCATGGATAAAGCAGAAGAATTAAGATCAATGGCATATTGCCACGATGAACAACTTTAACCCCGCCTAAAGATAAAAAACTATGGAAAGAGAATTAACATCAGAAGAAAAAATAGTTAGAGAAGTATCTGAAAAGAATAATCCGTATGCTCCTGAATGCCCTAATAAGCATTTATGGAGTGAAGGTTTTAGATGTGGATATAAATATGCCATTGGGGTATGTGATTTTGCAGACGCCGTATTTAAAAAGCCAGTAGAGATACCTGAGATAAGCGATGAAAAATGAAAACGACAACAGAACAGTATCTAATTTAGCAATACAGGGAGTTGGTTAGCTGGCTGGATACAGAATGCCCGAAAGTTGTTCCTCCATTAGAACCATATGCAACATCAGACCTAAGTCATAATTTTGCTGAATTATTACGCATAAGGCTTGACGAAATTGATTTGATAAGAACGAAATTAATAAAACAAAATGAAAAAACTATTTCTAATCTTCGCAGCAGTAATCCTCCTATCCTGTGAGATAATTGAGGATCCTATTAAACCAGTAAACTATTATTGCATAGTCTTACAGGTGAACTCTACCAACGGCAAAGTCATATCAAATGAGGTTATCTCAGACTTTGTTTATGAAAAAGAATCCATTGATAAATGGAGTAGAGATGAAGGAATGATTACTCTAACCGATTCCATCAACCACATTACCACTATCAAAATAATAACACATTTATACCCAGATTCGAAAGGAGGTAAATAAAATGGTAACAGAAATTGAATTAGCAAAGTTGGTTAAAAAACTCAACGGTAAGGTTAATGTCCTAAAAAGACAACAAAGGAACTTCAATGCCACAAAGGCAAATCCTGGAGCATGGTTATATCTGGAAGGGCAAATAAAAACCATGGATACAACAATTGATAGTTTGCTTAAAATTCTAAAGGTAAACTGAAATGAATAAAATAAAACATTCTTGGGAAAGGCTATTTGGCACAGGAAAGATGAACCATGCTGAATGTAGGAAATGTAAATTACAAAAATGGTATGACTCCGTTATGGAAAAGACTGTTTACCTAACCCAGAATGGAGTAACCCTTTATTGGGCACCTGAATGTATTCCTAATTAATAAACCAATTTAATAAATAAGACTATGAAACTACAAGCAAACATCATCATCACAATCCTTTTCTGTTTAGCCATTTTTATTTGGGTGGGTTCCCATTTATGGAAAGCCTATAAGGAAGGAAGGAAGCCCACACCCGACGATGAACTTTATCAACTCCGATGGAAAATCGAATGTTGTGAAGTGAATGATCTTAATGAAATTTATCTTATTCAAGCCATTAAAGAAATGAGATCCAGAAAAGATCTTAACCAAAAGAAAGTTGATGTATTAGACAGATTAAGGAGAGAAAGATTTCAGGAATTACATACAAATGACAAGGAGTAAAACCAGGCATACTGTTATAACTATTTGAATCTAAGTTGATTCATTCGTTTTAAAAAGAAATTGTATAATATAATAGTTAATTATTTTCATATAGGCGGATATGAACAAAAATATAATTCATTTTTCTTGGGTGTTCAGTCAGAAGGAGTCAGGTGCCGCCTCACTTGCCCTTCTGGCTTTTTATTTTAAAAAAGATGAAGAGAAATATATCAAATAGGTTAAACATATACGCCTATCCTATTCAAGAAGAACCAATTATCCTTTCAAAATATTTACTTGATATTTTATTAAAGGAACCCAACCCAGCAGACTTAATTGGTTTGTACTGTTTCTATTATTATACATCCAAGTGGCAGGGAACAAACTTTCCAAAAGCCACGACTACTTACTCTGCGAAAGGGATGAACTGGGGGGTAGACAAAACCAGATCAGTCAAAAAGAGATTAAAAGAATTAGGACTCATAGAGGACGTCACACGACGTGGATTAGGAGGGGAAGTGACAGGGCACTTTGTCAAAATCAACTTTGTGTGGAGTTTAAATCACATCGGTGAATTCCCCAGCCCCATGAAAAACCCAGGCCTGGGGAAAACCGCGGTAAATACTTTAATAACTAATAATAAAAATACTTTCTTTGAAGATGAGGATTTTTCCAATAAAGAAAAAGATGATTCCTCCAATTCAATCAATTCAAGTGTTCCAATTGTTCCATCTCAATTCTCCATGTTTTGGAATTTATATCCCAAGCACAAAGATCAAGGCAAAGCAATGACAGCCTGGGATAAGATTTGTAATCGACCCACTTCAAAAAGACCAACGTGGAGGCAAATCAAAAAGGCAATCGTAGCACAAAAGAAAACAGAACGGTGGGAAGACCCTCAATACATTCCATTCCCAGCAACTTGGTTAAATCAAAGTCGTTGGTTAGATGATCCTGACGAAATGACAACATTTAAAAGTTATAAGGATAAACCAAACAAAATTATGGAGGGAGGGGAATGGTGGTATCTTGATAAGAAAGATGGAAAATATTATAATAACGAAGGAATATTACTATCATGATAGAACGTAAGATTATAATAGGGTTGATTGTATCAACAGAGTATTTACAACAAATTCAAAATATTTGGGATCCCCAGTATATTGTTTCATCAACGGCAAAACGATTGGCTGTCTGGTGTTGGGAATATTTCAATAAATACAATAAGGCTCCTGGTAAACATATTGAAGATATTCTTTATACGAAGATAAGAAAAGGTAAGTTAGCCAAAGACATTGCCGAGGAGTTTGAAGAGGATATTCTTCCAAGTCTAAGTAAAGAATATACAAACAAGTCATTCAATTTAACCTATTTGTTAGAAGAGACAAAGAATTACTTTGATGAACGCCATTTAATTATTCATAAGGACACCATACAAAATTTACTTGCGGCAGGCAATATACAAGAGGCGGAACAGTTAGCCTGTGAGTTCAAGCCCATTTCCGGGGCTGTGCGTGAGGATTTAGACCTTAGTAGTCCAATAGTATTAGATCGTATAGATCGTGCCTTTGCGACGACGTCTTCACCTCTTGTATATTATCCTCACCAATTAGGAGAGTTTTGGAATTCTCAACTCACACGTGGGGCGTTTGTTGCCTTAATGGGACCAGAGAAAAGAGGAAAGACATTTTGGTTACTTGACATAGCTTTACGTGGTTGTAGGCAAGGAAGGAATGTTGCCTTTTTCCAAGCAGGGGATATGTCTGAGGATGAACAATTGATACGTATTTGCATTTATTTAACAAAAAAGTCCAATGAGGCTGTCTACTCTGGAAAGATGGAAGAGCCTGTTCGAGATTGCATTAATAATCAGTTAAATGATTGTACCAAAGATGAAAGAGAATGTAATTGTGGTGCATTTGAAGGGTGGGACTTTAAAAGATTACGAAACGATTTAACATTGAAAGACTTACAGGATGCATATACTGAGCATCCTGATTACAAACCATGTACAAATTGTAAGCAGTATTGGAAGAATCATTGGGGATCTGTTTGGATGAAACCTGTTAATACTGGTGGGCCTCTGACAGCAATACAAGCCAAGAGAGCAATAAATAAATTCTTCCTACAAAATGGAAGGAACTTTAAATTGTCAACACACGCTAATGGTACATTGTCTAATAAAGAAATACGGGCTATATTGGCAAATTGGGAAAAGCAGGATAACTTCGTTCCAGATATTATTGTTATTGACTATGCAGATTTGTTAATTGGAGACTCAAAAGACTTTAGACACTTACAAAACGAAATATGGAAAGGGTTACGACGTTTGTCACAAGAGAAAGGGGAGCCCTTGGTTGTTACAGCAACACAGGCAGATGCTGCAAGTTATGATCAAAATAGATTAAAATTGAAAAACTTCTCCGAAGATAAAAGAAAGTATGGACATGTGACCGCTCTATGGGGATTAAACCAAGATCCTTTAGATAGAGAAAAGAAACTTGGATTAATGAGGATTAATGAATTAGTGGTTAGGAAGGGAGCATTTTCAGTTCTTAACGAGGTTACTGTTTTACAAAACTTAAGGAGAGGGCGTCCATTCCTTGGAAGTTATAGGTAGTTTTATGTCAAATAAATTAAATTAAAAAGTTATGTACACGATTAGAAAAGAGTTTCATTTTAGCGCCGCCCACCGTTTGGTTGGGCTTCCTCCTGAGCATCCATGTGGGAATGTTCATGGTCACAATTACAAAGTGACGTTGGAGTTAGTCTCCATTAAATTGAATACAAATGGTTTTGTTGTTGATTACCGACAACTCCAACCTGTTAAAGAATGGATTGATGAACATCTTGATCACAAACTTCTTAACGATTGTATGGTAAACACTCCAACAGCAGAGAATATTGCCAAGATGCTCTTTATGCAATTTAAACCTCGCTTCCCCCAACTAACTGCCGTTGAAGTAAGTGAAACTGAAAAAACAACAGCACGTTATATGTCTGACTATGACGAATAATATGGTTAAGCAAATAATTCGAGCGGAAGATTCCCAAACAAGGAAGTCCTTTCAAAAAGATGGAGAGTATTTCTTAAGGGTATCTGAATTCTATTATGACACAATTCAAGGTGAAGGATTTCACATAGGACATCCTGCAGCATTTCTTAGATTGCAAGGATGTTCCTTAAATTGTGGTTATTGTGATACTACCTCCGTATGGAAATATGGGAGTCCTTATTCGTATGGTGAATTAATTGAATTGATAAATAGTACAATGTTAATTCCAAGATTAAAGGAAGGTCAACATTTGGTGATAACTGGAGGGAGTCCTTTGTTGCAACAAAATAAACTGGAGGGATTCATACGACAACTTTCAATTGTGTATGGATTTAATCCTTACGTTGAAGTTGAAAACGAATGTGTTATTGAACCATCCGAAGGGATGATAAATATTGTTAATTGTTGGAACAATTCTCCAAAATTAACAAACAGTGGTGTCCTTGCCAAGGATAGATATAAACCAAATGTTATTACTATCATGTCAAGTTTACCAAATTCCTGGTTTAAGTTTGTTATATCCCATACGGAGGAGTGGAAAGAGATAGAAGAATTTTATTTGAAAACACAGTTGATTCGCAAAGAGCAAATTATTTTAATGCCTGAAGGAGGGACCAAAGAGGAGTTGGAAAAAAATAAATTGGAGGTTGTAGAATTAGCGGTAAGGCACAATGTTAGGTACAGTTCACGGGAGCACATCATGCTCTGGGACAAAAAAGTTGGGATTTAAAAAATGAATTAAAATTTTTTTTGTATAATATGCGTAAATAAGTTTTCTAATTTTTATTGTTTAATTTAAATTTTTGAAATTATGATTAGTGAAAAAGGATTGCGGTCAGCCGCAAAGGAATTGAACGAGTTACTTGGCTTGGATCCCGCCATTAACTTAAAGGCAAGTATTTCTGTACTTACCGAGAAGGTCAAAGAGGCAACATCTCTTATTGATCCCAAGGAGGACAAGTTTACAAAAGACACCCAGGCAGTCATTGACGAGTTAACAGGTAAGAAAGGGAAGAAGGCAAAGGCCAAAGTTGAAGAGGAAGAAGATGAGGACGAGGAAGTTGAGGAAGTAAAACCGAAAGGAAAGAAAGGAAAGAAAGCTCCGGAACCCGAACCTGAGGATGAAGACGAGGATGAAGACGAGGATGAGGACGAGGATGAGGACGAGGATGAGGACGAGGATGAGGACGAGGATGAGGACGAGGATGAGGATGAGGACGAGGACGATGAGGACGAGGATGATGAGGACGAGGATGATGACGAGGATGAAGACCTCCGTGGCCAGGTTGATGAAGCTGAAGACCTTGACGACCTGAAAGAAATTGTTAAGGGTGCAGCAGAATTCAAACCCCTGGTAAAACAACTGAAGACCTTCAAGAAGGTAAAGGAACTCCGGAAGGCTATGATAGCCATACTGGATGAAGCAGATGAAGAAGCCCAGGAAAAGGCTGAGAAGATCAGCAAAAAGAACATAGGTTCCAAAAAGGTAAACGAGCTCAAAAAGAAATCGGCAAAGGAAGAGGACGAGGATGACAAAAAGAAGTCCAAAAAAGGTGGCCCGAAGAAAGGAGTAAAACCCAACTTCAAGAGGGAAGGATCAATGGCAGAATTTATGGATAACATCTGCAAGGCCGGTGGGTCCTGGGACGAACTGGCAGAGGCTTGTAAGGAGGAAGGTGAGAAAAGGGATGTCCGCACCAAGTTTACTCCAAGTGTAATGAAAGCCCATGTTAAGTTCCGGGTAAGCAAAGACCCAAAATTCCTTGGGAAATTGAAAATGAGAGAGGATGGGATCAGGTAATCCACAAGACCTGGTAACACAACTTTTACAACGGCTGGGAGAGGACCCTGATCGCGAAGGCTTGAAGGGAACTCCCAGCAGAGTTGTAAAAAGTTGGAGTGAAATATATGCTGGCTACGGTTTTAACCCGGCCAGCATATTCACAACATTCTCTGAAGTTGAAGGTTACGCACAGATTGTCATCCTTACAGACATTGAATTATTTTCAATGTGTGAGCACCACATGTTACCATTTTTTGGTAAAGCACATGTTGCGTATCTTCCGGATGATAAAGTAATAGGCATTTCCAAATTAGCTCGTTTAGTTGATGGATACGCTCGTCGATTACAGATACAAGAAAGAATAGGACAACAGGTTGTAAATGATTTAATGCAGTATTTAAAACCACAAGGTGCTGCATGTATTATTGAAGCCAGTCATATGTGTATGCGAATGAGAGGTTGTAATAAGCAACGATCAATAATGGTTACTTCATCCCTCTCCGGTGTATTTTTGGAAGATGCCACAATACGAGCTGAGTTAATGCAACTAATAAAAATGAAAACAAATGTTTAAGTCATTGAGAAGAAATATTTTAATTACAGGAGCTTCTTCTGGTATTGGTAAAGCATTATATGATTCCTTTAAAAGGGAAACGCTTGATTATAATGTATTTGGATTGAGCAGAAGGGGACCTGATATAAAACTTGATTTATCAAAACCGTATGTAGGTCCTCCATTGATGGAACATATTGATGTATTAATCAATTGTGCGGGGATTATGCCATTGGATGAGAAAGATCCTCATGGGATTTTCCAAGTTAATTTCTGGGGGATGGTAAATATGATAAACTTGCATTGGAAAAACTTTGAAGTTGGTGCTTGTATTATAAACATAGCCAGCGTCTCCGGAATGGTTTCGGAACCTTTCTTACCAATATATGCTGCATCCAAGGCAGCAGTCATATCTTATACAAAAAGTATGGCAAAGAAGTTTGCTCCAGAGGTTCGCGTCAATTGCATTAGTCCAGGATTTTATGAAACAAATCTTGTCCCTGGTGAGACTCCTGCTGAATTAATATCAACAATACCATTAGGGTATGAGGAAAATCCTGCCAATCTATTTCCTGTTGTTAAAATGATAATTGATTGTAATTACATGACAGGAAGTAATGTTGTTATTGATGGAGGGATTACCTTATGAAAAATTCATTAACCTATTTAACACGTAGATGTCCACGTCAGTGTGGATACTGTGCGTTACGTGATGCAACAAACGTTGGAAAAGAGTTAGAAGTTACCCAGTGGATCGAAGCCTTTAACATCCTAAAAGGGATGGGAGTGGAATTTAACTTAATCCTCGGGAATGAGACGTGGTTGTTAGGGGACGGGATAATTACTATACTTGAGGCTAACAAAGTCCCGTTCGCCCTTTATACGACGGCACCGGAGCCCTGGTTTACAAAGTACAGACGAAAGTTCTTTGATAGTGGGGTGTTGGACAACTTTTCCTGTGGTATAGATTATCCCAGATTTGATAACTTGTTTGTAGATGATGATTCTTTCCGTAAATCACAAAGTGCGATTGATGCGTTTAAGTGGATGAGGAATGAATACCCTGATGTAGACACACATGGAACAATCACAGTGCATAAACAAAACTTGAAATATTTGAATGCCCTTGCCGGTCAACTTTCCTACTTAGGTGTGTTCTATGCAGTAAACTTCATACATTGGAATTCCGATGGCGGATTTGACTTCTTCCCAGGAAAGGATAAAATACAAGACTTACTTTTCACTCCAGAGGATTTCCCTGAGGTCACAAGAGTACTAAATCAACTGTTAGAAAATCCTGGTTTGTTACAAAGTCCTGAGGTCGTTAAAATCGTGGCAGACAATCCTGAACTATTACAAATGAAATGGCATTGTAAAGGTGATCCTTACGGTGGACCTACAATTGATTCAGATGGACACCTCCGTTGCTGTGGTTATAGGAGGGGTAGGTTTACTCCTCACTTAACAATCTTCGACTTACCAGGGGAACAAGATCTTTGGAGGGAATCCGTTCGTATGGATGCAGCAGAGTGCCCAGGTTGTGTTTGGTTGTATCCAATGCAATTACATTACTGGGAAAAGACTGATCCTGAGATGGGAAAGAAAGTATTTGCAAAACATGCAGGTGCTCATATTAAAGAAAGTAAATGGTCTAATCGTATAATTGAATAAATATGAAAAGTACAAATTATGACTTGATTCTTTTATTTAGTGGTGGACTTGACAGTACATTACTATTGGCTATGGCTTCTGAGATGAGTATGCGACCTCTTTGTATTCTTTTTGATTATGGACAACACCATGTGGAAGAGTTGGAGTACGCAGTCAAAACGTGTGACGATTACAATGCCCAGTATCTAAAATTTAAAATTGGACTTCCAGTTGATTCAAAATTAACGGGAGATAGTAAAACCTATGAAGGGGTTTCCGAATGGCATGTTCCCTCAAGGAATTTGATATTTATGTCAATGGCAGTAAGTGTGGCAGAAGATAAGGGCATCCCTTTAATATGGTTTGGAGCAAACTATGAAGATCGGGAAAAGTTGTTCCCCGATTGTTACCAAGAGTGGATCTATTCACTTAATCAATTATTATCAATAAATGGTAGTATGAAGATTAAAGTTGAAGCTCCCCTGTTAGGAATGTCAAAAGAAACTATCAAACAATTGGCTCATTATTATAGTATTAACGAAAAAGATGTATTCAGCGGCTATGGCAAATGACAAAGTTTTTACAAAATTGGTGGACAAGCATTACAGTCCACTTGTGATTAGGAAATACACTCATTGGGGATTTCCAATCTATGTTGGTTTAATTACTGACAACGACTTAACAAATCTTGATGATATTTTTCTAAAGTTTATGGAAGAGTATCAAAAGGAGTCATGGGTAAATAATATTCAAAAGCTCAGGAACTTGGCAGGGGCTCTTACTGAACATCTAAATACGGTATATGAAAAAACGGAAGGTGTTGCAGTTGTATTCTATGTTGATAAGTGTTTTATATCCTCGCTACATGGTGACTTTATGAATCATACTTCATGCCGTATTGAGTTTTATGGACTTCTACAAATGAGTACAGGAGTATGAAAAGGTATGTTATCATTGCCCCACATGGAGACGATGAACTCATAGGGTGTTACGAATTATTTGAAAGGGGATTAGTCAAATCCGTATTATACCAAGATCCTCGGGATAAGGAGGAAGCCATACATTTAGCTGATGCGTTTGATATTGATGTATTTCTCTTCGAAGACTTCAGCTTCACACATAAAGGATCTTACGGAGAGATTTATCTTTTCCCAGATCCAATATATGAAATACACCCGCAGCACAGAATTTTGGGACATCTTGGTGAAGAACTTTTGCGAGGAGGTAGGGAGGTTATTTTTTACTCGACTAATATGTTAGCCCCCTATATACACGAGGTGCAAATCCCAGAAAAAAAGAAGCAATTACTGGATACATTCTACCCACGTAAAGCAAATCTGTGGGAGTTTGATCACAAGTATTATTTGTTTGAAGGATATACTAAATGGATAACAAGATGGCCAGATTGATATTAGTCCAACAATATCCCACACCTCTTAGATATCAAGAGTGGTGGTTTAATAAATTCCCTGAGGAGTTTAAAGGTTACTTTGATGAGATAATCCCCTTAGGATCAACCTACATTAGAAAAAAGGCACCTCCTTCTCAGTTTGCTCCTATAGAAAACGCAATACAATGGGAGATGCAACAAATGGATCATTACATGCGATTACGTTTACAAAAGGATGATATCTTATTACTTTGTGATTTGAGTTTCCCAGGATTGTTTTCATCCGTGTTAATTCACAAGCGCCCAGAAAGATGTTATGCTATTTGTCATGCCACAAGTAAGAATAAATATGATTACTTTGAGAAGGTAAGAGGAATCAAATACCCTATGGAGAAGGCCACATCTAAACTATTTGATAAGGTCATTGTTGCTTCTGAGTATCATAAAGAAAAACTTGGTTGGAATAATATAAGGGTTGTCCCTTTTCCAATGCCTCCTGTCCATGTTGTACAAGAAAAGAAGAAGACTCATTTGTTTGTATCTGTAGCCAGACCGGGAATCCAAAAAGAAAATCAATCATACCTGGGGAGATTAAGTAAATTGGGTGTTGATATTGAACGCCCTAACTGCACAACATGGACAGAATACTATAATTTTTTGTCGGAGTCAAGGATTTTGTTAATAACTTCAAAAGAGGAGACATATGGATATCAAGTTGTGGATGCCATAATGTGTGGTTGTACACCTATTGCACCAAATAAATATAGTTATCCAGAATTACTTGGAAAGGAATTTTTATATAATAATTATTCTTCCTTGAGAGGTAGAATAGCCACCATGATGCATGTATGGCTTATGTCCGAGAAAACAAAAGATAAAGACTTTAGACCACTTGCTAAATTGAAGACAGAAAGCAAAGCAATCAATTTTTATAAAACAATGGCACAAATAATGACTGCATGATGAAACCAAGAGTACTTTTAGATTCAGGAGCATTTACTGCTCAAAAGAAAAAGAAAACAATTGACATAGACAAGTATGCCAAATATGTTATAAAACATGGAGATGAATACGCTGGTTGTTTTAATCTGGATGCCATAGGGCAAGGTAAGGATGAACAAATTGCCAAGTCTAAACAGGATGCCCGGCCAGACGAGTTAATAATCACTACGGCTGAACAAAGTTATCTTAATTGGGAGTATCTCCGAAAGAAAGGAGCCAATACAATCCCTGTATATCATATTGGTACTGACGAAAAGTGGTTAAGAAAATATTTAGACCAGACAGATTATATAGGTTTAGGTGCCATAGCAAACCTTGATACAAATCAAAGGTTGGTTGGATTAGATGTATTATGGAAAAAATACTTCCTTGACAAAAAGGGTGTCCCCAAGGTTAAGGTTCATGGATTAGGTTTAACGGCTATTCCAATAATGTTGCGTTATCCTTGGTATTCCGTTGATTCATTTACTCCAGTTATTTCTGCGGTTTGGGGAAGTGTACTGCTTCCAAGATATAAAGACAAATTTCAATATCTTGATTTAAACATATACAGAATCTCAGATCAAGCAGATCATGGACAAGGAATTACAGGAAGTTTTGCCACGTTGCCTAGGATATTGCAAAAAAGATACATTAGGTTGTTTGAACGTAATGGATTTGAATTAGGGGAGATAGCGTACCAAAAGCAAAATCCCAGACGGGGCAAACGGGAAAAGCCAAAACAGGAGCCTATGTTTGATATTATCAAACCCCCTTCTAAAAACAAAACTTTGGCAAACCATTGGGAAGAACGTATGCGTTGGAACTTAACTTTGTGGAATAAACTTAGAACCCACATGACCAACGATGTGATTATGTATATGGGTGTATCAACGACCACACATCTTAAGATATATAATATGGTTAAACCTAAACTTGATATACTCATAAGTTATGCATACCTAAGTGAATCAATCGACCAAATGAGAAGGGAGTATGTCAAATGAAAAGAACAAAAGTACATAAGGAGATACAAAACCTTTTGCTCCCTTCTGCCGGGTTAGTTTTAATACAGAACAATAAAATACTTTTAGTCCATCCCAAAAACGCTTCTTGGTGGGGAACATACTCCATCCCTAAAGGAAGAATGGAAGGTAATGAGACTCCTTGGCAAGCCGCCGTACGGGAAACGTATGAAGAGGTTGGAATTGAAGTAAACAAAAATCTATCAATGGGTTGTTGTGGAGAGATCATTTACCCAAATTGTAAGAAACGTGTTTTGTATTTCTTAGCCTATGCTAAGGAACCTTTTGTTATTGACTTCAAACCCAATGACGAAGTTGACTGGGCAGGGTTCTTATCGTACGAACGTGCCAAAGAAAGGATACATCCATTTTTTAAAGAATTATTACAATACATCAGACATGAAAAAAAGATTAGAAGGACTATTTGAAGAGGAACAAAAAGGTGTAAATAGAAGAGAGGATTACCTTGATTCAATTGCCACTGACGAAAAGATAGTATCCCCTATCTTACGTGAACTTGGATTTGGGATGACCTGGGTAAGACATGATAAGGTAAATGAAAAACTTCAACCCACAGATTCTGAGAAGTTTGCAACATGGGAAATGAGATTTATGTTACATGGTTGTGGAAAACTATGTGAAATATATCCAATAGATGCCCCGGATAAGAAAGCAATCGTCCACATCTGTACTCGTAAATCAGCCAAGCCAAAAGTATTAGGGATTTACCCAGTATATAACATTCCCGGAAAGTGGGCTGAAGAGCACATGCACTTAGATAAGAAAGAGTATGTAAAGTTAGTAACTGAAATACTTGGAGCAACGAATGTCTACTTTTTATTAATTACTGAAACAAATCAGTATTGGTTTGATAGATATGACAACATACCTTTAAAATACTTATACCCAACTTGGCATGGTAAAGGAAAAGGTGTATGGGATAGATTAGCCACCAGGGCTGCAGGTAGGGAGGGGAAATTAAACCATGTAGCAAAAGGATTGTCGGAACAATTAACCAACGCAATATATCATAAATAAACTGACATGGAAATAAACAAAAAAGAATTACAGAACGCTTTAGAAATTGTAAAGCCTGGATTAGCCAACAAAGAGTTGGTTGAACAATCCACTTCGTTTGCCTTTATGGATGGAAAGGTGATCACGTATAATGATGAGTTAAGTATCTCACACCCAATACCTGGACTAAAATTGACTGGAGCAATACTGGCTGATAATTTATATAAATTCCTTAATAAGATAAAAGGGGATGATATGGATCTCACGGTTGAGGGGAATCAAATAGTTCTTTCTACAGGAAGGGCGAAGGCTGGATTAACTTTACAAAAGGAGATAAAACTTCCATTACAACAAGAGATTGAAGGAGAAAGACATTGGAAAAAACTGCCAAACAACTTCTTACGTGACATTGCCTTTGTTATGACAGCGGCAGGGAAGAATATGAACAGACCAATACTAACCTGTGTGCATGTAAATCAATCAGGGTTTGTTGAGGCCTCTGATAGTTTTAGGATTGCCCGACGTACATTAGAAAAGGAAATGCCTATAGAAACATTTCTTATCCCTGCCTCTTCAGTTGTTGAGTTGGTTAAATTAAACCCAACAGGAGTTTCTAAAGGGAAGGGGTGGATACATTTCAGGGCAAAAGAAACAGGTACAGAAATTTCATGTCGTGTATTTAAAGACACATATAAAGACATGACACCTTTCTTAAAAGTAAAAGGAACACAAATTATACTTCCAAATGGTCTTGAAGGGATGTTAGAGAGGGCAATGGTATTCGCTAAAAGGGAAAGAATATTGGAAGAAGTGGTAAGCATTTCCATAAAGAATAAACTATTAAAAATGTCAGCCTCCTCCGAATCTGGTTGGTTTAAGGAGGATATTGATATGGAAAAGAAGATAGATCCAATTAGTTTTGATATTACACCCTACCTATTGAAGGGAATTCTATCTGAAACAAAGGCTTGTGAAGTCACGAAAAACAGAATTAAATTTGAAGGGGATGGTTGGGTGTACATTGGAATATTAAGAGAAAATAAAGAGAAGGAATAATGGAGGGATTCTTTACAGAAAAAGAAACACAATCAATTTCCCGTCCTGGTGGGAAGTCGTACACTTGTATCACATGTGGGTTGTATAAGAAATGTTCAACTCCCAGAATGGCTCCTTTTGGTAAGTTCAAAAAGAAAATATTAAACATAGGTGAAGCCCCAGGTGAGACAGAGGACAAGACAGGAAAGCCTTGGCAAGGGAAAGTTGGTAGATTACTGAAAGAAACATACGCTTCAATGGGTATTAACTTATTTGAAGATTGTCTAAATATCAATGCGGCTATGTGTCGTCCCACAAATAAAGATGGGAGTAACAGGTCTCCTTCTAATTTTGAGGTGGAGTGCTGTCGAAAGCGGGTACTTCTAGCAGTAGAGGAGTACAAACCCAGGTTAATAATTATCTTAGGGAATTCGGGCTTGCTTAGCCTCATAGGGCATAGGTGGAAAAGAGACCTAGGTGGAATAACAAAATGGAGAGGTTTTACTATTCCCGACCAGGATTATAAAGCCTGGTTGTGTCCAACGTATCATCCAAGTTTTGTGGAAAGATCCTTTTTGTCCTCCTATAGTAACCAGGATAAAAAGAGTGTTGAATACGTTATTTGGAAACAAGATTTACAACAGGCATTTGATTTATTACAAACGCACACATACCAAGGTAAAACAACATACGCACATCCTTTTCCAATATATAAGGAACCTGTAATCGAAATCATTGATAATCTATCAATATTGAACAAAATAAAGAGTGGCGAAGTAGCATTTGATTATGAAACAACAGGATTAAAACCACATGCCCCTGGACATAAAATTGTCTGTGCATCTGTGGCTACTTCCCCTAACTTTGCCTATGTATTTCTTATGCCCAAGAAAAGAAAAGATAGACAACCCTTCCTAAATTTACTTGCCAATAAAAATGTAGGGAAAATAGCCCAGAATATGAAGTATGAAGATACCTGGAGTATAGTACAGTTGGAACAACAAGTTGTGAATTGGGTATGGGATACCATGTTATATTCACATATACTTGACAACAGGGCAGGAGTAACAGGATTAAAATTTCAAGTCTATGTTAACTTTGGAATTGTTGATTACGCAAGTGAAGTGGCTCCATATTTTGAATCCTCAGATAGCAAGGATGGGAATGGAATTAACAAAATATTTGACATCTTAAAAACTTCAGATGGTAAACGTAAATTATTGAAATACTGTGCGTATGATTCCATTAACGAATTTCGATTGGCAGAGAAACAAAGACTTAATCTATTACCCTTTTAGATATGATATATAATCCAAGATCAGAAGAGGCATACCGTTTGTTGCATGACGGTATCTTAGCACTTGCCCGTGCCGAACGACAAGGCATCCGTCTTGATGTTAAATATGTTGAAAAGAAAATGAAGAGCCTAACTGTCAAGATAGATGATCTTGAAACAGAGTTTAGGCGAACAAAATTCTTTAAGCATTGGCAACACTCAATGACGGGAACAATCAATATACATTCAGGTACACAGTTGTCGGTATTTCTTTATAAGATAAAAAAGATAAAGATTGAAAAAACAACAGTATCTGGACAGGGGGCAACTGATGATGAGGCATTAAAACAAATGAACATCCCCGAATTAAATTTATTACTCAAGGTACGAAAACTAAAGAGAATTCGTGACACATATTTAAGTGGGTTTTTAAGAGAACAAGTGGATGGATACATACATCCTTTCTTTAACTTGAACCTTGTCATAACTTACAGAAGCTCCTCAGACCATCCTAACTTCCAAAATATTCCAGTTAGGGATAAACAATCCATGCGAATATGTAGGAAAGCACTTTACCCACGACCAGGACATCAACTACTTGAGGCAGACTTTAAAGGATTAGAAGTGGCTATTGCTACCTGCTATCATAAGGATCCCACGATGATCAAATATGTAAGCAATCCTAAAAGTGATATGCATGGAGATATGGCTCAACAAATTTTTATGATTGATAAATTTAATAAGGAAGTTCCAGAATATTACACGTTAAGACAGGCTGCCAAGAATGGATTTGTATTCCCCGAGTTCTACGGTGACTATTATAAAAACTGTGCAGTAAATTTAGCCTGTGGTTGGGGAAAGTTACCTCAAGGTAAATGGTCTCCAGGCCAGGGAATTCCTCTACCTAAAGGAACATTATCCGATCATTTAATATCCAACAAAATAAAATCTATTGATCATTTCACTGAACATATTAAAGGAATTGAAGAACATTTTTGGAATGTAAGATTTCCTAAGTACACTGAATGGAAAAATCGTTGGTATGACAAGTACAAAAAACGTGGTTATATTGAATTACTAACCGGGTTTATGTGCAGTGGAGTAATGAGTCGTAATGACTGTATCAACTATCCAGTACAGGGGGCAGCATTCCATTGTTTGTTATGGACATTTATTCGTCTTGACGAACTAATAAGAAGTGAAAAACTTCGTACACGATTAATTGGACAAATACATGACTCCATACTACTTGACGTGTACCCTAAAGAAAGGAAGTATATCACTGAAATGGTTCACAAGATTACTTGCTTTGAACTACCCGAGGTGTGGAAGTGGATAATAGTACCTCTTGATGTAGATATGTCCATTTGTCAAATTGATGCACCTTGGTCTGAAAAGGAGAAATATATATTCAAATAATGATTTGTATAATATAAAACGTAAAAACAAAATTATGAGCTTTCACATCAAATATCGACCACCATCTCTCGACCGGATAAAAGGGAATGCCGAGGTTGTTTGTACTCTTGAATCCCTATTAGGAAAGAAAGACTGTCCCCACAGTTTCCTTCTATACGGTCCTACCGGATGTGGGAAAACTACCGTAGCACGTATTCTGGCTGATAGATTAAATTGTATTGGTAATGATTTACGGGAAATCAATTTCGCAGAGTTTCGTGGGATTGATACAATTCGTGAATTATATAACCACAGTCACTTTATGCCTATAGAAGGAAAGAATCGTATGTGGATACTGGATGAGTGTCATAAGATGACAAACGATGCACAAAATGCATTATTAAAGATACTTGAAGAACCTCCTGACCATGTCTACTTTGTTCTATGCACAACAGATCCACAAAAATTATTACCCACCATAAAAGGAAGATGCAGTCAATACCAACTAAATCCATTATCCGATGGAGATATGTTAAGTTTACTTCAAAGGGTAGTAAAACGTGAGAAGGCTGAATTGGACAAAAAAGTGTATGATGTAATTATAAGAGACAGTCTAGGACTTCCAAGAAACGCCCTACAAATATTGGAGAAGGTACTAAGTACTCCAATTGAGAAAAGGTTACGTGTGGCTGAACAAGAAGCAGAACAAATGTCTCAGGCAATTGAACTTTGCAGAGCCATGATGAAAAAGGCTCCTTGGGGAGCGGTAGCAAGTATATTAAAGGGAATAAAAGATCAAGACCCAGAAGGGATACGTAGAATGGTACTTGGGTATTGTCAAAGTACATTACTTAGTAATGATAATTGGAGAGCAGGTGTTATAATGGAACAGTTTATTGATCCTTTTTATGACAGTGGATTTCCTCAATTAGTATATGCATGTTATACAGTAATTAAAACCAAATGATCATGAGAGAAACAATTTTGAAATTAAAAACAATGTTCCCTGCAGAAAGATTCATTTTAACTGGATCCTATGTACTGGCAGAATATGGGTTAGTAGAAAAATCCGTAGTTCGAGATTTAGATATTATTTTAGTCAAGCCAGA